ATGAATACTAGAATATGTGCAACGTGTAAAATTGAAAAGAATGAAACAGAATTTCATTTCAGAGACAAAAAGGCTAATAGAAGAAGTAGCTGGTGTAAAGATTGTTCCAAATCATATACCGCAAAACATTATGATAAACGCAAAGACCAGTATATAGCTGCCGCCGTTGTCTCGAATCGAAAACGAAGAGAGAAATTAAGAAGAATCAAATGGGAATATCTGAAAGGTCGTTCTTGTATTGATTGTGGTGAAAAAGATCCTGTAGTTCTTGATTTTGACCATCGAGAAAATAAAATAGAGAGCATTTCTCGTCTTATTTCTCAGTTTGCTTCTATTGAAAAGATTAAAGAAGAAATGGACAAATGTGATATTAGATGTGCAAATTGTCATAGAAGACGAACAGCAAAACAATTCTGTTGGTTTGAAACGGAAAATGGTATTGAAAAATCTAATAGAAAAAGAAGAATAATCAATACACGACCCATCAAATGCATTGAAACTGGAAAGATCTTCCAATCTGCTGCCGAAGCAGGAAGAGAATTGAAGATTTCTCCAAGCAATGTCAGAGCGGTTCTTAATGGTACATATCAACAAACTCATGGACTACGGTTCGTTTTTGTATAGATAACCCCAACGAGACTTGTTAACATTCTGAATAGCAGTCATTGTGAATTTCCTTTCTAAATGTTTGGTCAACTGAATTTGATTGTTTTCTAAAGATCAACCGAATTCGATTGTTTTCGCAGAAACAACTGAATTCGATTGTTTTCGCGTATTACAACTTCAAGAGGTTGTCAGGTCATTAGACACCTCCTTATTGAAATTGAGAAGCTTATAGCAACTGAACTTGCGCCTCAGCTTGGAATCAGCAGGAAGCGGCTCAGTAGCGATAGCCGTTGTTTCGTTGTTGCGGTCGGGTTCTTCGAACTTGGCGACCCGAATGCCATAGTGCTGAAGGCGCTCATATACCTTCAGAAGCTCATCTTCATTTTTGACAGAGAGCAGAACCAGATGAGGATGTTCCTGGTCCTAGCCAGGAGCGAATCTTCTGGTTGCCTCAATCGCCGCATGGCAAGATTGAACTGCCTGCTGAGACTGCGAGAGGTCTTGTCGAACGAGAACGTACAAGTAAACGGGTTGTGTCTGTACCTACGTCATTTTTGACTCCTTACTCTAAGTATATCGGCTTTCCGCCGAAAGTTTAGTTCTGCCCCACGATTTTCTCGATTTTCTTACGCCCAAAACTTGAGCCAAGAAAACAAGTTCCAGAAGCTCCAGGGCTTTTCTTCAGGAATATTTACAGGAAGATCAATCAAGCGATCAACAACCTTCTCTGGCTTAGAGAACTTACCAGAGGCAAGACCTTCTCGAATCATCTTCAATCCAATCAGGTGCGATTGAACTCGAATAGAGATGACTCTGCCAATGTCACCATATTCGTAGTATTCGTCCCCAAAGAACTCATAACCATTGTCGTTAAGAAAGCGATGCCATTCGCTTTCATGAGAACAAGCACCAATGGCATTAGGGCCAAGATCTGCAAACTTCTTTTGCTTCTCAATGAGTTTTCGACGGTAATCATGCTCATAGAGTTTACGCCACTCAAGAGTCTCAGAAAGATTCTTGAGATATTCCTTGGCGATAACAATGAACCTGTCCTTCTCTTCGCGAGAAAGTTCGCTCCATCCCTTATACGTCTCTTCTTCAAGATAGAGAGCTAGACCAGGATCTTTTTCTTTGAGAAGATCATCAGCATACCCGTCATGATAAAGGGTATCGTAGAAGGAGTCGCCCTTGTCTTCTCCGATTGTGTGATCTTCGATATAAGAACGAATGTAGTTCTCGGCAATTTCTGGACTCCAAACTCGACCGCGTTCGCCGCAGGAGCTTGCTTCGCATTTGCTGTCAAAGTAATCAAGGTCGCAACCGCCCAAGAAATCAATACTGATCGGAGGAGACCACTGATAGATAGCCTCACCCAAATCTCCAGCCACCATGAGATAGCCCATCTTACAATCAATGTAATAGACTACCGCCATGTTCCAGGTGCCAGGCTTCCGCCACTTGATTTTGATGAAGTCGTCTTCGCAAATGATGAACTCAGGAATATGGTCGTTAAACCATTCTTCCCGAATGCGCTTGGACTCTCTCTTGTAAAGGTCGTATTGGTTCACAGGTCAATTCTCCTGTTCTCAGAAGATGGAGTCTTCTTGCATTCAGGACAGCGCGGATACAGGAAACCCATGTAATCGACCATGTTCTGATCGTTGCGCAGCGAGAACGTATAGACTTGTCCGCAAGAACAGCGAATTTGACCCTCGCCAGCGTTGTTATCGCTGAGGGTTTCGGTCTGTTCAGTCACGTCGATCATTTCGACTTGAAGCATTTGTACCAAACCTTTTCGGTTTATACTTGCGGAAGATAAACCTTGGAGCTTTTACCTCTCTAGGCTTATGCTCTTGTTTCACATCATTTGTTCGCGATGACTTTTCCATTTGTCGAATTCTTCCTCGTCGAATGCTTCGATCATGCTCGTCAAGGCTTCTTCGACCTCTTGGGCCGACTTGACAAGCTTGATCACGAAATCTCCAAGACGAGGTTCTTCAATTGTTAGAGAAATCATCCCCGTTCCAAGTGGTTCGCAAGTTATCCTGCAACCGCAGCGAACAATCTTCTCATAGCCAGATTGAACGCTAACGGGTAAGGCAACTCTGCTTACCTTCCTCATTCCTTTTGGAGGAATGAAGTTACTAATTTCAACTACCGTTATTGTTCGTTGCATTTTTACCACTTGCAATAGCAAGAGCCTGTTCTCTGCTTACACCAGGTCTTGCAATAGCAATTTCCTTTGGAAAATTGAACCCGACTCGAACTTTGTCGCCGCGAATGCTGACGACAGAAACCTTGCCAAGTTCATTACCCTTGGCATCGTACAGCGTTGCAGCTTCGTCTTTCTTGACTGTGATAACCAGCATTCCGTTGCTCCTTATTTCTTGGACTTCTTGACTCGTTCTTTAATTTTCTTCGCTGCTGTGCTTATTGTAACCGAGTGATACTCCACAAATTGCTGAGGTGGGAAAAGAATGTCCTGGTTAGGATCAATCTTTCTCTGACCTTCAGCGATTTCAGGATCTCTGCTCAGTTTGCACATCTTCCTGGCGAAGATAAGCGCCCCAGCGCAATGCTGAGCGCTTTCCATTGCTTTCTCTTGCCAATCAGGATCGTCGTATCCAATCTTGTTTTCAACGTCATGATGACAGAAAAAGGTTGGTCAGCTTTGATAGAATCGACCACGCCTTGAGGCATATAGCTACCCAACCAGGAAGGTACTGCGTCCTTCCGAAAGGGACAGGCTGCACAAGGCTTTTTCAGGTCGAACTTCATAACTTTCAGATTTCTGGAGGCATTTGCGGCTTGTATCCATTTTCTCTTAGCAAACGATGAAGCTTTGCATAGTCTTTCTTCAACTCTTTTGATTTCTGTTTCATTTGCTCAAGTTTGCGCAAGGCTTCTGGCGCAGATTTGATATCAAACAGCGTATCAAAGATTTGAGGAAATTCGTATGGAGTTTTGTCTGCCATTCAATGCCCCTGGCGGGATTCGAACCCGCAACTCACAGAGTTTTAGAGACCCCGGCTCTACCGTTGAGCTACAGAGGCGACGAGATTCTTTTCAGATTCTTTCTAGAAGTTTAGTTCTGACGTTAGCTCTTGTTGGACCATGACTTGTAAAGAACCGCTCAACTCCGCAAGAATCTTCCAGAATCGCAAACAACTCGTCTTCTCCAACATTTGCAATTTCATTGTTGAAGTTGACATCGAATCGTGAACCGACCTGGTCAAGACAGCTTACAGCAATAGCAGGAGTCGCTTCAACACCGATTGCCTTGGCAATGTCTTTTGCAATGCTTTCCTTGAGCAGGTCAATATCAAGACGACCAAAACGAAGAGTCCCCTGCCATTCATTATGTACGTTGGTCTTGTCTTCGTAACTAAGCGTCGGGTCTTCGCTTGGGAATGGACCTTGACCATGACGAGTCATATAGGCTCTGGTGGCGTAGGTAACATCAATCTTTGCAATATGCCAAGTCTTGCAAAGCATAACAATGTTATCCATACCCGTCTTGCTTCTTGTGACATGAGGAAAGAAGCGATGATCTTCGTCAAGAAGAAGACCTTGAGCGCCTTCAAAAATAACATTCTTTGCGCCAATTACTTCAAGTGCTTCTCTCTCGTCAACTGCTCGATTGTGAGCATTGAACTCTTCAACAGCATTGTTGAAGTTCTCGACAAGAACATCTGATTCAAAAATCTGGAAGAAGTTTTTATCTGGCTTTAGATTGAGTTCTTCAATCCGCTTTCTTGCGTAACTGTCTCGAACATTCTTGTACCAAGCAATTCGCTTTTCTTTCGAAAGCGCATCCTTGGGAGAAGTTACGAACTTTTCTCGCTTGTCGTAAGGCGCGATACCAATACAACGAGTCATTGTCTCGTTGATTCCAAGACCGCAAGACCCATGACGGTTGCCACTACGCTCTCTTTCGACTTGCTGGTTGATAAGCATGTCATAAGGAAGCGTAAGATAGGTAAGGTCAGAAAAGAAGATTCTTGGATCAAGACCTAGTAACTGCAAGGCCTTGCGCTCTCTTTGCCATACAAACGGATTTGCAATGAAATGAGAAGAAAGAAAAGTAGCGGCCCCAGCAAAGGAGCCGCTACCAAAGTGACCAAAAACATGCCTCTGACCTTCAGGAGTAACAACGGTATGACCAGCCTGTGCGCCGCCGTTGTAACGAACCACAACAGTCGAAGGACCGCTAAAGTAATCGGTCATGAGGCCCTTGCCTTCATCACCAAAGTTTGCACCAATAACCGCTGTGGTCTTCATTTCTATCTTCCTTGACTTGAAATTTGCTGAAAGGACTGATTAGAGGCGAACAAGGTCGGCAGCACCCGCCGAAGACTTGCTCAGATTCTTGATTGCGTCGCGAACAACGACCGACTTGGAACCATCCCAGCTATCAGCCACATCGTCGGCGTTAGCGCCTTCGTTGACCTGCATTGCAGAGACGATTACTTCCGCCATAGCGTCCTTGCTGGGAATCACAAGAACCCGCTCGTTGAGCAACTTCTTCCAGGCATTTACGGCGTCCTGGCTGATAGTGCTGGAAGTGTTGATAACGATGTGGAAGACTTCCCAGTTCTTCTGAACCTGCTCAAGCAAGTCCTTCGTCGAGATGTCGTTCTCAACGTCGTCGCCAAAGACAGCCTTGATCTCTTCGCGAGTCAGCGTTGGATGAACTCGCTCGTCGCCAACCGTAAAGAGATAGCCCTTACGCTTGCGCTTGATGATGGCGTCACACTTGGTCTTGTTGATGGCAAAGTACCAAGCCAACTGGTAGGACTCGCCGCCATTTCCGCCGCCGTTGGCTTCCAGGTAGATCTTCTCAATCTGAGAAGTCAGAGGGTCAACAGCGGCCTCGAACTGGCTGACCTGAAGAGGAGCGCGCTCTCGATTGGCACTATCACCAATCGCGCCAACCAAGCAGTGAGGATCAGTGACCGGCTTGCGGTCATAGACCTCCTTCATAACAACGCCAAGACCCTGCTTGATGATCTGTTCCGCAAGCTCTCCCATCGAGCCGGTCTGGTCAACGAAAATCATGACGGGAGTTGACTTGGGATTGGCGGTAGAGTCGCAGGACTCTCGGAACTTGATCTTGCTCGGGTCCAGTCCGTCAACGATAGTTGTGCTGGTAAAGACCTGAGCGCGAGGTGTTGCTGCGACTGAGGCGCTGTAGTTCTGCCAACTGTTACTGTCCCAACGTGAATTGCCCATATTTCAATCCTTGTAAATGTCGCTTGCTTCGATCTTCATCTCGACAAAGCGACGTTTGCCGAAACTCTTGTCCCTAGCTTTCTCCCAACTTGAATAATCCTGCCTGGCGTCACCCTGAGTAACGCCTCGCAAGAAATCAAGCATGGGTTTAGGGGCCTTATCTGTATGAATGATCACAGACCCAGACGGGTCGCCAAGAAGAGTTAGACCAAGTTGCCGAATAAGGCGAAGGTCTAACTTGTAGTCTGCTACTTTGGTTTGAAGCATTTCCGAAGGCGCTGTTTCAGCAGAAAGCTTGGGTAAAGCGTTTAGCTTAGAACCAACTCTGCGAGAGTACCACCAGCCGCCAAAAATCATGACGCTATGATGCTTTGGAGATACAAAGCAGGTCATTTCAGAAATGCCGTTATGAGTAAGGCCAGTATAACCAAGATAGCAAGTAAGGTTATACAAGCTACTGATTACCCAAGCGACATGCTTTGGATTCATTTCCCCATTATGGAAATCAAGAACATCCTTCAGTAGGAAAACGTCAGGAGTCTTAGACAGGACAACAACATGCTCGCCCTTGTCTGTTTCGAAGTTATCAAGAATCGAGGGCAAGTATCTTTCGATCTCGCTCTTCATGTCGTCATTTTCGTACTTGAAACCGTGCTTTGCAGTTTCCATAAACTGCCCAAACAGGTCTTTGTGTTCGGGCTTGACAACGTAGCAAATTACCCTGTCGCCATATACCATTTCGCCAAGCTCAAAAGAGTGCTTGCGACGATACTTGACGGTTCGAATCTTTCCGTCTTTACCTCGAAGAGAAAGTTCTCCAGGCTTTGACCAGGTCTTGTTCTTGATCTTGTCAAGAACATTGTCGTAAAGCTTATTAAGGCGGTCAAAGACAGCTTGCGCCCGAGGGTCTTTGTTTACGTCAGGATGCCACCGCTTTGCCATATCCCTGAATAAGCTCTTGGCCTCATCCTCTGAGTTAGGGAAAAGGCGTTCTGGCTGAGATTCAGGAATAGCGAGAATTGCGGTTGCGTCCATATCTGTTCTTCATTTCTTCTGAGAAAGTTTAGTTCTTCTTTCTCGTTACTGCGGAGGGTTGTTCCTGTTTTGTATTTCGACAATTCTCTTGATCTCCGCCCGAGCTTCACGCTCTCTCTTGTCTTTCCTGTCATTCTTGGGCTTCATACCCATGAGAGTTCGACCGCTTGCGCCGAAATCTCTTACCTGCTTGATAGCGGTAAAAATATAGGCAAGAATGGCGAAAAGCATTAAAGCAAGACCCAGAGGACGTTCTGGATCTGCTCAGGTTCTAAACCGTATGGGTGAAGGTCTCGGAAGGTTGACGTTTCTTGATCGGTCATAGACTCTCAAGTGTAGGCCTCTTGAGAGCCACTTACAACTAACGGAGGTCTCTGATTCGCTTTCTCATCTTGTCATTTTCGATTTCATTGTCAAGCTTTTTTGCAGTTCTTGACAATGGAAGATAAACAATAAACAAAACCAAACCTGTCCCAATAAAGAACCAAGGACTTACAAAAGCCCAAGATTGCCAAAACTAGAGCAACAGCTAAAGAACCGACAATCATAAGGTAATACTCCAGAATCGAAGCGAATGTTCCAGAATCACTCATTTTCCTTTGACCTTCTACTTTGTTCCTCTCGATGACGAATGGTTGACAGTAGCGATCTATATCTAACTAGCAAAGTAACCGATTTTTCAATTCCTTCATCGGTTGTTTTTCTCTTAGAGTATTCGCACCAATCTTGACCCGCCAACTCGCTAGCCTCTATCCAGAGGCGTTTTAGTTCTGCTTGTTCCTCTGGTGTTCCTTTACGCAGGATAGCGTATTCCTTCGTTCTTTGAACGTAGGCGGCATTGGATTCACCTCTGTCATAGTATCCTGCATCCATAAAATCGAGTAGTAAAGCCTCATAGCCGGGGTTCTGTTTCTAACTCTTCATTTCTCTCGTTCCGAAGAACGGCAAGCGTTTATAGCCTGCTGCCCGCTACCCGCCGAATCGCATAGCTCACCTACTACGGCTTACATGCGGTTACTGCCTCGGTAGTGCAAACGGCTGTTTAGGCCTCCTACCTTAAGCTATGCAGCCCCGAACTTCCTCGCCAGCCTCTTTTGCAGAAGTGGCGCGAAGAGTCGAGCTTTACTACTCAAGGAACTATAGGCTAGTATCGACCACAAAATAAGGCCTTGATGGAAAATCCACCAAGGCCTTATTCCTAAAACGTGCATTTTAGGCTGTCTGGTAAACTCCGCAAACAGTCGAAAGGAGTGCCTCGCAAGCCTCATACGGGTCAATATTTGCAGCAGGACGACGATCTTCAAGATAACCCTTGCCCTTAGCAAGAATTCCTGGCGGAATACGAATAGAAGCTCCTCTATCCGATTCTCCAAATCTAAACTGGTTGATTGAGCATGTCTCATGCTTACCAGTCAATCTTTGGTCATTGTTCTTGCCATAAACAGCAAGATGCTTTTTAATGTTCTTTTCAAGAGCGCCGCAAATAGTTTCAACATCAGCCATTGTAAGCTTTTCTCTCATTTCCTTAGTGCTGAAGTTGATATGGCAACCTGTTCCGTTCCAATCGCCCTTAACAGGCTTTGGGTCTAGCTTGATTGTTGCCCTGCTCTTTTCTGCAATCTTGTTAAGCAAGAAACGAGCAATCCAAAATTGGTCAGCAATAGTTGGAGCTTCGCCTGGTCCCATCTGGAACTCCCATTGGCTCGGCATGACTTCCGCATTCGTGCCTGAGATTGGAAGACCAATATCAAGACAAACCGCTAAATGATCTTCGCTGATATTTCTACCCCAAGCAACGTCAGAACCTACACCGCAATAATAACGACCTTGCGGAGCGGGATAACCATTCTCAGGCCATCCATAAGGATTCTCGCCATACTGGTCATATATTGCATACTCTTGTTCAAGAGCGAACCACATCTCATGATGCTTATACTTCTTCCATGTCTCAACAAGCTTTGCTCTTGTATTGGAAGAATGAGGGGTTCCGTCAGGGTTCATAACTTCGCACATAACAAGATAAGAACCATGATTAGGATAAAAAGCCAATGGGTTTTCACAAAAGTAAACAGGCTTCAAAACGCAATCGCTTTTGTTTCCTGAAGCCTGCATTGTGCTTGAGCCGTCAAAACTCCATGCTGGAATTTCCTCAAGCGATGTAATCTTATCAATCTCTAGAATAACCTTAATCTTTGCCCTCAAGTTTGCAACATCATTTGGATGTTCTTTATTGTGGGCGTAACCGTCTAGCCAAATGTATTCAAGTACAGCCATTCAAATCTCCTTTGGGGTATGAGTTTTAGGAGACATTAACGGCAAAATACGAATACTCAATAGCCGAAATCACTCGATTTGGTCATGAATTCTTTTTGGAGCCTTGATAATCAAGTTGCCATTCCAATATCGCATGGTTGCTGTATCTCCCCACGCTTCTGGTTCAACAACCGCTTGAATAAGGTTCATAATCTCTTGCGGATTGCTTTGCTTTGTTGGTTGTTGCGTTTGAGGAGGATTCCTAAATGGACTACCACCATTGTTATTCAATACACTGTTAAGATCCATTTCTGGTGCATTAGGAAAATCTCTTATAACAAACTCAAGGTCTTTGATGTTGTAAACTACAACGTATGGCTCGTCATTCGGGGTCTCGTTTTGAGGCTGTTGCGCTCCGCCGAGTAAGGCCGCTACTAAAGCAAGTAATGCAAACATTTGTATTCTCCTTAACAGTTGGTATCTGGATAATCGGATGGAATTGGCGCAGAAGGTAAATCGGTTGGTTTATAGAAACCACCTATTCTGCAATGTTCAGACAAGAATCTCCAATACTTGTACGTTTTATTGAAATCTCCCCAACATCCTGAACTTCCAAGCTTGTTGTTCATAATTATGATTAGGTCGTCAATGGAAGGCTTTGTTGGAGTAGCCCCTCCGTCAGAAGAAACCGTTACCGTAATTTCGTTATACCAAGTCTCGTATCCGCTGCTTACACCACGAACGGTGTAATACCAATCGCCAGGAATAGGAGATTGGTCTTGGATATATTGAGTTGTTGACGTAGCAACTTGCGTATAAGGACCGCCTCTAGTTGCGGACCTTAGAAGCTTGTAAGAAGTACAATTGCTATTCAATCCGTACTGGAAAGTAACCGTACTTTGATTAGAAAGCTGCAAATCAGTTCTTGAACCTTGGCTCTTATTGTTCTTGAATGTTAACATAATACTTCTATTGCCGTCGCCAAAAGAAGTTCTGGCATACAGACTAAAGAAGCCGTAGTATGTTTGACCAAGATCATTTCTTATAGTAGAAGGAAGAGAGGCCTTAGCTATGCGTATTCTCTTTATACCTCTAAATGCAAGAGTTGAGTCAGGATGATCAGAGATATCAGAAGAACCAACTGCGTATGCAAACTTCCTCAAAGAACCATATTCTTCATACCTAGATACTGACCTAGTATCAATCGAAAACTCAAGAACATATTCAAGATCTTGACCTGGAGGTGGAATAAAATCAACAATGAAATCGTCGCTCTCGGTTAGAGACTTCAAGTAAGTTGGAGCTATAGGCCTTTGATTCGTAGTGTAATCAGGGTTAACGTCCCAACCAAGCTGAGCAGCAAAAGCAGATCTAATCCAAGCATTGAAGGCTGCCGAAGTCCAAACAGTCGGATATCCTGGCCCTCCAAATTCAGTGTCGCCCATAACAAGAGCATTGTTGGTAAAATATTCGCAAGCATCTTCGTCTGTCATCCCTGTTGTATTAACGCCGTTTTGAGAAAGATAAAGCAACATGGTTTTCAAAGCTAAAGCATCAAACCAAGAAGGTTTAGTGTAAACACCGACTCCTCTTTCTGATTCATAAACAGACTGAGTTACAAATCCAGAGTTTCTCTTAAACCAACCAGTATTTATATTGGCAGTCTCTTTCCAGTAGTTAATATTGTTGAAGCTCGATATCTCTCCACCTGTTCCAACTGTTGATGGTAAATCTGCAACATAATGACTACCGGAAGCGTCAGCAAGGAAATAACAGTTACGCAAAATCTCAAATTCATTGGCTGTTCTCAAGACATACATTGCAGAGCCGCTATTGCTTGTTCCTTTCCAGTTTGACACAAGCAAACCATCAGCTTCAAAACCAAAATTTGCGTCACTGCCATTTTGAACAAGAGGGTCAACTCCAACATAAGGATCAGAAGTCATTGAGAAACCAAGAGCATAAGCTCCTGTACCGTTTAAGCAAACGTCTCTTTCTATTCTAGCAGAAACAGAACGACCAATTGCTTCTCCCCAACCTCTTCCTCCGTCAGGGTTAATATCGCCGCCTCCATAAACAACGTTGTAACGACTCAAACCAGTTGACATAAAAGCAACTGGCTCAAAGAATACAGAAGGCTGACCACCAGATACGCCTCCCCATCCATCATTAGTAAGTCCAGGAGTTGTTGATATGCTTGTAACTCTAGCTCTTACTTTGAACTTAGTTCCATACTCAAGAACTTCTACGTCGTCACCTTCCCAGATGCCATCAAGAACTGTTATTGGAATATCATAGTTCCCTGTTGATGTATTGTACTTCATTGAGCCAGCACCAACAGTAACTCCTCGTATATATACTCTCATTCCGTCAGAAAAGGCATACAAAGAATTGCTTCCTGTAAACTTCAAAACAACATCAGCGGAATTGTTGGGGTTCAAAGCCTGTGTAGCTGTCATGTCTATATTGACGCTATGAGGAGGGCCGGCATGACCGAATGTAAGATTGATTGGGTTCATGATCGCAAGGCTATTTACAATCGTTGAGTTATTACCTCTAAGTTGAAATCCTGTTGCGCTGCCAAATGCAGATATGCAGTTTCTGTACATAACATTGCAAGCGCCAGAGTTGTTGTAGATGTTATGATTTCTAGGAGTTCTTCCTGTAACAACTTGGACTCCAACATTCGTTGAGTTTTGTATTGTTAGCAAAGGAAGCTGAGAACCAGCAAGAGTTCCAATAAAGTTGATTGTCCATTCAGCGCCGTTCTTTGCAACTGTAACATTACCAACTCCAACCCCGGAAAGCGATTCAAGTTCTGATTGAACAGTTAATGCTGAAGCATCATGGTTTATTGAATTTGTCGTTTCAGCGTTAAAGGTTATAGTGAAAGTGCCTGTTGTTGGAGTTCCTAGCCAATCAATCTTTTGCGAGTTGTTATATCTGTCCCACCCGTTATACGCCCAAACACACTCATGAAAGAGAAGGCCGTTATGAGTTCCTCCAACAAAGACACCAGAAGAATCGCCTCCAACGTTTGTATTATGAGCATCAGCAAAGGTACATCTCCAAAAGACTGTATTCAACTGAAAGCTATCTATGCCCTGCAATGCTGCTCCGCCTGCTCCCTTTCTAAAATGGCAATCATGATAGATTGTGTGTTGTATGGCATAGTTTTGTGTTAGTATTGTTGACGCATTAACTTGAGAATCGCTGGTAAATTCGCAAGACCTAAAACACACATACGAAACTTCACCTTGCAATAATAAGCAGCCTCCGCCAGCAGTTGAACTTTCAACAAAGAAACGACCGCTTGCATGAGTTCCATAAGGCTCAAATATGAACCGCTGCGTTTCTCCAAGACCTGATTGACTTAGGTTACTTGCTCCATATTCACCAAACCTATGAAGATTCGTTACTAAATCTGGGTCAAGCTTGATTGTTGTTCCTGCTTTAACTCTAATCCTAACGCATCTTGCTACATAAGGAGGATACAAAGAAAGCATGACAGGCCAAAGATATTTCTTCGGCGTAGACGGAGTTAAGCCGTCGTTAGACTCGCTACCGTCTTGCGGATCTAAATAGATGATTTGCTCGCCAGTTTGCGCTGGGAAATCAAGATAACCGTCCGCGCCCTTGCGAACGTCAATAACGTCCTCCCAGAAATATCTTCCTAGTTTAACAGTTCCTGCCATAGTATTCTCTTTCTCTTACAACCAACACCGTCTTTACCTAGTCCTGATTAAAAAGGCAAAGTCCTCCCAAAAAGAGAGGACTTAGTAGGTGCTAATTTTGATATACCGTGATCGTGGTATATCAAGAATTACTGGTTATTTTCAGTTTATTAGTTTCTCCAGCGTTTCCAAAGAACCAATGCTCATTCGCAGTAACGTGTCCTTTACGGACAAATTTAGCTGCGCTACGAGAGAAATCCTTATAATGGAAGCTACTGGTTAAGCGAACAACATAGCCTTCTTGTTTTTCGTAGTCCAAAGTAATAGAGCGAATCTTCTTCTCGTCCCAAGCTCCTCTATAAAGGATAGGAACGACAGGAATCCCAAGAAGACCAAACCATTCGCACGACTCGTCCCATGAAAGACAAGTTAAGTTTTGCCAAACAGAAATTCCATAAATATAGCTTTCGAGGTCATTGTAGAGAATTGAATGCTTAGCATACAGGTTCTCAACAACCAACCTCATATCTTCTGGAATTTCATGAGCAATCTGACCATGAAAGTTCTTTGCCCAACTCTTTGACCAGTGCTTTTTATCAGCTAATGAGCGAGCATGAATGTAGTCATTATACATAGTAGTGTTTTCACCGTCCATCTTGACGGTTACAACAACTTCTTTGTCTTTGAATACATCAGCGCTCTTAATGATCCTGTCGTCGTCGGTTGCTCCTGGCGACCAAGGCAGGTGATAAGTTCTCGGGTACTTGACATACCTGCTAAAAAGATTGAGAACACCGCCTTCGTCTAGAATCTTTTGAACAGAAAGGTCGTCAAAGAGTTCGCCTCTAAGCCTCCTACCATTCGGCATGATAGGATTACCCCACTTGTCATATACCTGGTCATCATAAAGATGTTCAGGTATAACCTTGTCTTTCTCTTGGATTCCGCAAGCAGTCCTGATCTCTTCAACAGAGATTCTTGTCATTTCAGCCTTGAGATGACAAGACCCGCAAAGACTTGATCCGTTGTTGAGATAATAACCGCCGTCTGAAAAGAGACGACGTTCAAGGATGTGATGAGCGTCTACAGCAGGTTGACCGCAAATGACGCAAGTTTTCTTATCGCGCAGGAAAACGCCTTCACGGAAATCGTCCCGTGATAGCAGTTTTTTACCCTGGTTTGCTTCCCTTGCGCTCATAACTTGCTCTTCTGCTCATTGCGTTGTATTCGTCATGAAGCTGGCAGTCATTGATGAGGACTTCAGGATCGTGCCAGTTTTCTCCGTTTGAGATATGAAACTCTTTGTCGTCTGGATGCGGGGCAGGGTAAATGTCAAACGCTGGCATATCTCCGCTTCCGCCATCAAGCATGACAAGAATACTATGCACCAAGCCTTCCATACGCTGCCTAGAATCGTATTCTTTTGGAACATTCGAGCCTCCCTCGCTATTCCAATAAGAAATCATACCACAGATGTGGTCAAGAAATCTCTTGCGTTCTTCTTCGGCAGTATAGGCTCTTGGTTCGGTTTCAGACATTATTCACCCTTTCCTGCTCTTGGCATGCTTTTCATCAATTGTTCCTGTCCTTTACGATACTCGTCAAGAAGGTCGTGCCAAACAGGGACAGAGTAGTAATCGTTTTCCGCTTCGATTCTTTCTGCTTCTTCCTGAGATATCTCTGAAAGAAGTATCCTTCCGCCACCTCCGTCTTGGCGAACCGGATGATCAAAGTAGGCAACACCATTCTCATCAACCTGAATAGGAACATTGCCAGAATCGCCAGGAATAAACCGGCAATTCTTTAGATGTCCATGCTTGGCAAGAGAAACGATTTCTCTGAAAGTAATCATCGGGGATACTCTCCCCTGTTTGCAGCCAAAGCGTAGTAAGGTTGTTGCCACTGGCGGTTCTTGTTGTCTATTGACAAAAGAATGCCATAGATCGAATAAGCAGGACTATCTCCGTCGTCAAGATACCTGCCGACGAAACCTCTCGGCTCTTGCTTCCAGAGCTTTGGAATTTCTGAACTAGCGCCGTAGTATCGAAGAAGCAGCCGATACGTCTTGTCAATCAAAGATTGAACTTGTTCGCTGTTTCTTTGAACAAACTCGCCAGGTTTGATATCAGAATCTTTGAAAGGCGCAAGAAGGGCGTTAACCTCTTCTATGAACCTGTCTTCATGACGAGCATCTGCTTCGTCTTCAAAGACCTTTCCATTATTCGCTCGAAATACTGCTTTCATAGGTCAACTCTCTTGCCGTCTCTTGTTACAGCGCAAGTTTTCTGTTCGGCTTCCACATAAGGCAAGTTACAAACTCGACTTTCATGGTAACGAGCGCATTGAGACAAAAACTCTTCTCTGCCAGGAACTTTATCGTGAGGATAAGTTGCGTCAGGATCTATGACCTTCCAAAGTTCAAGATCATTTAGCCAACAAAGATTGTGACCGGATTGCTCTCGGTGTTTCTTTATTGCCGCAACCAAAATTTCGACGGTAAGTTCAGTCATTAGAGACTTCTCGGCTTAACTGCGACATTCTCGCTCCAGAATGCAACAGAAGCCATGTACTTTGCTCTATCGAGCGGAACGCCGCTACCGCCCTCAGATACACCAAGAGCATTACGCATCATGGTAATAGGAGGGAGTGGCGGCTCTTCCAGCGTCATGAGACGAAGAATATTGACAACTGCGTAATCAGCGTTGATTGCGGTTCCTTCCTTCTGCATTTGCGCCTTGTCATAGACAATGACACAGAGATACTTCGCGGCAAGATTGAGCATATCACCAGGAAAGTATCTCATGAGAACCGGAAGCTCAGTTTCTCGACGAGCTTCATATTCGCTTCTCACAAAAGGCAAAACGTCATTTGTAATTGGGATAATACCCGCTTGGGCATTAGTCCAGTTCTCAAAGAAAAACAACTTACAAAACGGAGCATATCCGTCAGCAATCAAAACCGGATTGCGAGTATTGATTTCCTTCTCAAACTCTTCTGGCGTAACACCAGGAATAGCCGGTTGATGCTTCGTTGCGTCGAAGTGACTGAGAGCGAATTCTGGTACAACAATCTTCATGCTTTCTCCGGTACGACATTCAATGGATATTCAACCCATTTTTGCTTTTCTGAACCTACGTCTTCTCTGATAATCTTACGGTCAGGGCCGACAAGCATCCAATGAAGTCCTGGACGCTTTGATTGCAGAGCAATGTATTCTGCTTCAACCTTTTCCTTGTCTTTGCCAAAAAGCTGGTAATACCAAGTTCTATCGCCAGCGCCTTTGACATAGATCCAATAGAACTGATTCCGCCAGCCATAGTAAAAGTTAGCAGCAGCAAGAGGCTCAGACCAGAGAACTTTCTTGCGCCATTTGTCGCTATCTTTTTTCTCCTCCCACTTGCCTTCCATATTCAAAAACTGGGCGTAAGCCCATGTATCTGAAATGACCCAAGCAGGCTGGTTATCTGGCGTATCTCCATTCCACCTTCTGAGAACAAATTGCCCAGCAGGATCAAGGACAAACTGAGAAGCCTGATCAAGAAGCTGTTCTTTGGTTATAATCGGCGTAGTCATTAGAAAGTTCCACCTGACCAGACGCACTTGCCCTGGTCGTCGTAGATGTAACACTTTTGCATGGTCCCGCAATGAGCCTTTGCAAGAGTCATTGCTCGTTCCATTGTCTTCCTGTCGCCATGACAGCAATCGCCGCCGTCAAACGTGTCAACAGAAATGACTCGGAAATGACCTTTCCGAGCCTTTCTGGAAAACAGTTCATCAATACCTTTGTTTCCGCCTTCGCTGACGGGTCTTGGATCGTATGGCATGCTATCCTTTCTTTGCAATGTTGTCAAAGACAACGTTCGCAAACTCCATCGGGTCAATGATTCCTCTTTCAGCGTTTGAAAGAAGTAACTCGCTAACCCCAACCTTCTTGGCAAAATCTTGAAGAGTCAACTTGGCCTTCCTGCGTTGCTCTCGAAGATATGAGCCAAGCTTTATCCATTCAGCCATTTGATTAGGAACTTTACCTGTTTGCTTGCAACGGTCGCAAGGAAGAGTGCAGATAACCTTCCCCTGCTTTGTGAGCTTGGGAAATATCTTGATTTCTTTTTCGCCTTTGCAATCAGGACAAAGCATGGAACCTCATTACTGCATTGGAGTTGTCGGAACTGCGTAAACCTTCTTGAGAGTTATTCTTGCCCAAACCCAGGCATAGTTCTCAGGAGGCCCCTCCATTACCCTTGTTTGAGTATATGGCTCAACAATGATAACGTAAGTATGTCCTGCATGAGGACCGTTTGAGGGGGGGGGCGGGATGAATCTCTGAAATCAAGTTCGTATCAATCCAGACAGGTTGAGTTGTGAATTGAGGCGGAGTTGTGTTTGGAACAACAACTCTTTCTCTCATGAGCATGATTGTTCGAAGATCAGAACCTGAAGTCGAAGTCTGATACCTGCCGGTTGATGAAGTATCGTTGACCCAAGCCGGAAAAGGAACAAAGCCATCTGTTCGAGTTGCAGGTTGTTCAGCGCTTGTAGTCCCCAGCATGGCAACTACGCTACCGGCAATAGCGAGCGAGCCAATAACCCCTAAAAGCTTTCGCTTCATTTGTAGCTCCTTGTTACGTCTTCCAACTGAAACCGGACTTCATATCAAGAGCCATCTGCCTAGTTCGCAATATGACTCTTTTATGCTTATCAGGAAGAGAGTTAAGTTCGTCATGGCTGAAAGACCGCAAACTCAGGTCATCTTCAAATGCGAGGATTGAGTTACAGCCAACGCAAACTGAAAGATCTCCCTTTTTTGGTTTTGCTTCAGGTTCATCAAGACATGAAGCGCAGTCAAGCACTTTTCCGCAATGCGGACAAGCGCTTGGCTTTATTCTTTCGATTTTCATTCGTAATCTCGGATTGCCTTGTGAACAGGGAAACGAGGAATACCGTCCTTTGTCTTTTCCTGGAACTTGACCGTCAACATCTTGCCAATGAGGTTTCGCTGGTCATTCCAGTAAGTTGTTCGATGCTCGTTGGTCATGCCAGTACCAACCTCAAAGGTTTGCTTGGCCTTGGTCTTGGGATGCTCGCATTCGCAGACGATAGCTCCAACCATCTGGTCAGGAGTTCCATCGCCGTTCTTGTACCAAGTACCGTCAGAGTACCGCTTTGCGCCAGGAGTCTTCGGAGGAACAATGACCTTCTGGTATCGAACCAACTGAACGACACCAACAATCTTGAACTCTTCGTCAAACCACTTCTTGACCTTGAGAAGGTCGCTGGTTCGACCGCCAAAGTCGTACTCAGACTCAGCCATACGAATCATTGTCCCTTCATAGCCTTGGGACATGAAAACGTTAAGCGAATCTTCGACCTGCTGGCGAACAGACGGATCGTTCTCGATTGCTTCGAGATTGTTCTTGACAAGCTCAATCATTGAGTCGTCAAGACGACGGGTATCAACAAGACGTAAGAAGCCGTCTTGCTTGACAGTTTTATGCGCCCGCATCCAACGCTGGGTAAAGCTTTCGCCTTCAATCGGAAGGTCGAAAACATGGTACTGAATACGAGTGTCAGGTTGGATGTTCTTGGTTCGGCGGATATTTCCGCAAACCTCATCGAAACCTGCGGCAGTCCGGTCGGCATACAACTCGCCGTCAAGGGGAGTCCCTTTGTAGTTGCGCTCAAGCTCTGCGGCAATATGGGGAACTCCGACAATCGGCTTGCCGTTACGACTGATCAATTCGCTACCAGTCCAAATCAACCGCATGCCGTCAAGCTTCGGTTGGACAAAAGCAGGTCCAACGAGCCAGTGCGGTTCGAAAGTCTTGGCAAGCATCGCTTCAATCGGTGAGTTCGACATAGAGAGGATTCCTTTTCCTTTCAGATTTCCTTGAGAAGTTTAGTCCTCCCCAAAGCAGAACAGCGGCATGAAGAATCATACCGCTGTTCGTCAATTTTGTCCAATTTTTTGTGACTATCAAGGAACCACAAACTCAATCCAGTTCGAAATCGGGGAAGTCCTGACTATTGATGTATCAGGAAAACTATATGCAGAACGAATGGAGTAACGATATCTACCTGCTATTTTTGGTGGAATAGTCCAGGAAATGCGATTCGCAGGAACCCTAATTTGTTGTTGTCTTACCCAGGCTCCGTTAATGAACTTGTCTTCAAGAATATGAAAGACACTTTCATTATTGGAATTATCTTGCCAAACAAAGAACAAAGACTTATCCGCTTTCGTTGTTCCTCCAAAGTTTGTAGGAGCAGCAGGATTTGCAAAGGCTCCATTTACAAGCAAATACTTCCAACCAGTTTGATTTGAGTATTTAACTACACCAGGGACGGTAAAGGTTTCAGTCTTTACTTCTCCTCCAAGAACATTGGAAGGAACTCTTCGACTAAAAGAAACTACTTCGTCAGTAGTTGATAAGGCAGACCTGATTGCAAATCTATAATAGCCAGCTTGAGCTTGCCATGTAAGAGTGTTTGCGTCTTTTGCTGCTCGCTGATAAGGAAGCTTTACCCATTTATCTCCAACCATTTGTTCAATAAGAATATGGAAGGCTGTTTCATTATTTGAAGAATCTTGCCAATCAAACTTAACTTTTTGAGAACCAATATCTTGAGCATTGAATCCAGAAGGAATGCTTGGCGCTGGATATCTTGTGTCAACAAACGTATTCTGAACAACAAGATCAGGACTACGAGATTCTACCCAATATAGTCCTCCAGCAGGAAAAGTAATATCAAAAGGGCCACCAGTTCGCCAGTCAACGGCTCCAGTTATAGGCCAAGAACCTCCCCAAGCAAGTTGAGAATTGCCTCCGCTATTAGAAGGAACACCAGACCAGTAACTATATTTACCGTCTGTAACCCAAGAATCTAAAGTTGTCATAGCAGAGCAACTAGGAGGAGTAGGAAGAGGAATAAGACAGAATACATTTGCAAAATGAGGATTGTTAAGACGTAGAATGGTTTCGCTCTTTTTCTCAAACAGCGGCGAGGCAGCGTCCGCAGCAGTTGCTAAAATACCAGGAAGCGCCAAAGGATAAGAAATACCAGAAATTGTTGTTGGCAAAGCTGCTATCAATACCTTAGAAGCCATTTTCGTTGCTTTGATGTTTACTTTCTTTTCACTATTAGGACTGAGATTCATTCTTCTCTCCTTCTTTCTTTATTTTACTTACGCCTATTACGTCTTTGAAGAGTTTTATCGAGGCTTTGCTTCCACCTGCTATTGCAGCGGCTGTGAGTACAAAACCAATTGTCTTACCAGGTTCCATCTTGAGAATCATTGATATCAACCGACCATTGAGTGCATACAAAGTAACATACTCCAAAAGCAATAAGTTCCTTTATGCCTTTTCCCTCAAGAATCTTACTTATATGTTTCTGTTCAAAGAATAAAGCCAAAGATCTTTCTATTAAAACAGAAAGAATTGTTAACAACATGAACGAGGACAGTATTGCTGAGTTATCAATCTCCATGCAGATTCCTATTTGCGGCTAAGAAAATCCCTTAGAGCGCAAATCTAATTTCTGCACAAAGATTGTAAAAACCTTTACTACCGACCGTTATGCTTTAATTTGACTTTTGGAGTATGAAAAGCATTGCGCCAGCAACTTCTCCAAGGACAAACGTATAAACTCCATTTTTCATGGTCCCAGTCATAAGGACCAACACTACTGGAATCTAATACGTTTGGAGGCGGAAAGTTAGCTTCCGCTTCCTCCATTTGCTCTCGGAAGTTCTGGTCAGCAATGCTCTGCTTGAGGAAGACTCGACCCAAGCAATAATCGCAACGACAGCGCCAGGTGTATTTGCTATCTTTGCAAATGCCAGCCTTTATCGCTCGCTCTTTCTCGTCATAACGACGGAAAAACCAGGCCCTCGGCGTGCCGTGGAAATCGCAATACATTCTGCGAAATCGCTTCTTTGCTATTTTTTCAGTTCGAAACCTGCGTTCTGCTCTGCCCATTTTGGTTCTCCATGTAGGGTTACTACATGGGAACCATCCTTATCCAATCATGCATGCTTCTTTTCTCCTGACAATTCTCACGGACTTCTTACCCTTTTTCAAAATAAGAAACTTTCCGTGAAAGAATGTTACTTCCTTAAGCATCGGATCTGTAACCGTATTTCCGTTAACAGTTACACCATTCAACTTGATAAGCCTGTTTGCGTCAGACTTGCTGGTTGCAAGACCACTACTAACAAGTAAGTTAACAACTGAAGAGTCTTCCTCTGCTTCAACCATACCAGAAACTTCAGCAGCAAGCTCAAACTCTTCAGCAGTCAAACCTTCCCAATCGTCTTGAAACAATGCCTTAGAGACATTGAGACACTTGTATGCGTCAGCAAGACTATGAACAAGTTCTGTCATTTCGTGCGCAAGCGTAAACTGGATCATTCTTGTAGAAGGGTCTCTTCTATGACCGTCGATAATCGTTCTTACAAAGTCATCTGACTTCAAAGAGAACATCTTGAATAGGTTCTCAATGTTATCGTCGGGAAGATTTACCCAAAACTGGAAGAAGTCCCAAACAGATGTTTTCTTTGGGTCCAACCAAATAGCACCAGAAGAAGACTTGCCAAACTTAGTTCCGTCGCTCTTTGTAACAAGCGGGAAGGTAAGTCCAAAAACCTCACGACCTCGCTTGCCGCAAAGCTCAATTCCAGCGCAAATGTTACCCCATTGATCGCTTCCTCCAATTTGGAGAACGCAACCAAATTGTTGAAACAAAAAGTCAAAGTCTGCTGCCTGAAAGAGGGAGTAGCTCATTTCAGTGAATGTAAGACCGCCATTGTTCAACCTGTTCTGAACAGAGTCCTTTGCGAGCATGGAGTTGACAGTGAACAAGCTGCCAATGTCTCGCATAAACTGCAAGACATTTTGCGTCTCGTAGAATGAGCCATTGAAAACAATCTGGAAAGGCTCGCCAACAACCTTGATTGCTTGAGCAGCAATCTTTTGAGAGTTGATATGAACCTGCTCAGCAGAAAGTTGCGGACGGTCAGCACTTCTTCCAGTTGGATCGCCAATCATTCCGGTGAAATTACCAACCAGAATAATTGGAAAATGACCAGCTTGAGAGAATCTCTTAAGAGTAACAAGCGCAAGGAGATTGCCAACAGTCAGGCTGTCTGAAGTTGGATCAAAGCCGCAGTAGACAGTGATTCTCTGATTCAGAAGAGAAGAAAGCTTCTCTTCATTAGAGACTTGAGCAACGAGTCCTCGGCTTTTGATTCGTTCAAAGAAGTTCATGACTAATGCTTTTGATTCGGTTCAGGACAGTTGGGATCGCCACAAATGTTGCAACATTCCTTTTTGTCAAAACCACAAGTTGCGCTAATTTCTCCAACACTTCCACAATTTAAAGAAACCCCATAGACGGCAAGAACTTGCAAATGATTAGAACGAGACCAGTCCCAGCCAATTCCTCCGTCATTTGTTGTTGGACAACAATAAGGAGTGCAATTCCCAACAAAAAGAGGAACTGTTGAATTTCCATCATGGCAAAAAATAACATCTCCATGATGTAAACCTTGAAGTCTAATATAATCGCCAAGATAGACCTTGGTATCTCGTAGATCGTGTCTTATGAAATAACCAACTCCCAAGCCTTCAATCAACTGAACCTGCTCTATTGTCTGCATGTTTTCTCCAAATTCTTAAAGAAGCTGATGGGATTCGAACCCACAACCTGTCGTTCTTATGGTGCGACGGCTCTATCCGTAGCAGGAGTTTAACGTTGGATATGTACACTACCAACAAGAAACTGCCTACATTGAGCTACAGCTTCAGGTTTTCAAATGGAGCCGTGGGGATTCGAACATTTATTCAATAATCTCAACAAGCTCGCTAATCTCTTGATCGTTATGTTGAGGATGAAGACAATACTCTGCCGTATAACCGTATTTGCTTTTGGATTCATCAATCTTTACGATTAATGATTGATTGATTTTTCTATACTCTTTGATTTTTAGTACATCGCCAGCATTTATTGAAATGACTGTTTGTAAACCCTCAGATGGATCAATCCCATCCGGGAAATTACCCGTCATAGTTAATCCCATAGTGGCTGATTTCTTAAATTTCAGGGATAGTGCCATTTGCTTTCTCCGTAACTGCTTTACAAAATTCGATTACTTCCTTGTCGTCAAATTTGTTTCGAGCGTAGTTGGCAATCACAGAAACAAAGCGAACATTTCCTTGTATGTACCCCTTAGAGCAGTCTATACGATCAAGACTTGCTCGCTTCGGATTGGCTTCGCTACTCCATTTCACCGTTCCAAGAGGAAGCTCCATCGTCCAACCAGTAAAAGGACAAATTCCTTTTTGTTTATCCCAAACCTCTTTGAGATATTCAAGAGTTAAGTTATTTTCTTTTCTTCGTTCTTTTACCCTCGTCCTTGCTCTTGCAAGATACCAACGAAAAGGACTAAACTGATCTTGTTCTCGCCCTTTTTTAAGGTTTTCAGGACGAGGTTTCCACTTCCCATTTGCAATGTTTTCTTTGGCTGATATTTTACAAGAACAGGGAAGACTGCAAAAATGCCTCTTTCCTCTTTTTACTGTTCGATTGTATTCAGATACAGTCTTTTCAAAGTCGATACCGCAGTTAAAACATTTGCACTTGACATAATTCATAAACAGGTTCTCCTGTCTATGAATTCAAATTTCTAATGGAACACTCCTCTAAATAAATGGAGGAGTGTCCTAAAGTGGAGCCGAAGGGAGTCGAACCCTTGTCTTTAGCGAATCTTCCAGGCGCTACTACAGGTTTGTTTGATGGTTTGTCTTAGCTCAACGTCTAACACCAACATTATCCGTTGAGAGCATTCTTCTCTAATCTCAACCTGACTTACTGAAGAAAGTTTGGGTCAGGTCCAGCAGAAGTTTTGCGCTCGCCCCGATATCTGCGTCTTAGGGTTTGCGGGTTGCCTTAATTAGGCAGCCATTGCGAAAGTGCTGTTGCCAGCTAATGTTTTGCATGCTTTTTACGAGGCCTGCATGCTCCTCGACCTGCAACGTTCCTATCTAACTCCTAAATCGAATGCCAGTATCGGCCCCTTTAACGATTACCCGGAAGATTATCTCTTCTGCGGGGAATTTGCTGTCCAGGAATGATGTACCGTCTCGTTGGCTGGTAGGCCTTCTGAGGCGGGCGGTCCTTACAAACCGCTCCCTTCTCTATCGGCGTTTCAACCTTCAAAGGCGGCGGAATCACCTTGCGAAGATTCATCAACTTGAAATACTCATCCTTGTTGTGAACTCGAAGGTAAGCCGCATATTCCTTATGCTGCTTCAATAACTCAATAGAACGAGCAGCAAACTTTTCCATGTCCTGCCGGTCGTCTCTTTGTATTGCGTCATGGAAATATTGTAGATTCCACTTGATCAAGTCAGGTTGTTCAACCTTAGTGACTTGAACAATCTTCGCGCAAGGCTTCTCAACCTTTTGAGGTTGGCTGAGATAGAGATGCGCTGCAATGAAGTATGCTGTAAACATAAAGCCCCGCAAAGCCTCTCGGCTCTACGGGGATTGTAGTCAGAACTCTTCACAGTTTCTACCGTCAAGAAGTGATTTTATCGCTTCTCGCAGCTTGGCTCGCTCTTTTGCCCTGTTTTGTTCCGTGAAACCAGTATGGAATTCTTTCGGCATGTCATGAACTCGATGCTTTTCCTTGAGGAATTGCATGACTTCATCAGTTACCTGATCAATTTCCTTATCACCTGGCATTCCCGGACCTGTACAAGGCATAAAATTCCTTTAGACGAGACAAGTTGAACAGTTGGAGCAGAAGCGGGCGCTTGACTTTGCATGGCGACCGCAGGTAGGACATTGCACCTTCTTGCGAGTCAAGACAGGCTGAATAATCGGCTGTCCGTCGCTCTTTGCGCCTTTCAATTCGAAGACGATTACATGCTTCGTCGGGTCAAGGCGACCAGTATAGGTCGTACCAAACTTCTGATTGACATGAGAACCTGCGACAGTGATGCCTGAGTCATTGGCAGGCTCGACATTGTTTACCTTGCAAGCAAAGCCTTGCACTGAGCAGAAGGTTTCGCCGCCCATAGAAGCATTAGCGCTTCTCAATGAGCTAGAATCATGCCAGATAGGAGGCTGAGGCGAGGGCCAAGCCTTCTTCAATCGCGGAGGATTATAAGGCGGAATGTAGGGCGGTTCCTCAAACTGGAACTCAATGCGAACAATTCCGTCGTTGATCTTGTCGCCGCGATGGTTGCTGATCTCCTTCGTCTTCTCGATGAAGCGGAAGGCGTTCTTTGCGACGTTGCCCCCAGCGTCCAAGAAACCCTTGACTTCGCTTTCGCTGTTAGCGTCAACGACCAACTGATGACCAGCAAGGACATCCTGGCCGTCAATTTCTACGCTGACGACTGCTCGACGAGTTTCGTTGTTCTTGAATCGGATGCTGTATTCGCATCCAAATGGCAGGTAAACCGTTGAGGTTCCCGCAGAATTCATTTCGCGAACGATCTTGCCGTCCGCCACGATCACAGCTACCAAACCTGCTTTGTACATCATTTCATACTCCCATTTACTATTGAGCGTCCCGGCTAGCCGCTCGACCTGTTTTAAGCCGGATGGGTGCTGCTTTGAGAACACTCTCTCGCAGCAACAGAGAGTATATCGGCCATTTCTTGACCGTCAATCCACTTTCACGCTTTTAGAGAAGCCTTGATAGCTTCCTGTTTATCTTTTCGCCTCTACCTTCAAGCTCTTTCCTGCATCTTTCAGCGAAATCTTTCCTATTCTTGAACTTGCTCTGTTCGTCAAGAGTTGAATCCAGATAAATAGTCATAATGTCTTGGGGCATGCCTTCTATCTTGACTTTACTAAGCATGGTATCAATAAGACCGTGTTGATTGGCCTTGCATATTTGCGTTGCGGCGAGATACATCTTATTCGCCTCGTCAGCTTTCAACATTACTAAACTCCTTTTGTTAATTAGTACACGGCGTAGGACTTGAACCTACAACCTCTTGACAGTATTCCGCTACGGTTTTTGGCTTTCGCCAAAGTGCGAAGTAATAGCAGACCTTTTCAAGGCTCTACCATTGAGTTAGCCGTGTATTGTTTATTTTGTGGCACTAATAGGCCCTACAAAGACTATCCCTATTTACAAAGAATAGTCTCAAATTCCTTCTTCCGAATGGTAAGGAATGTATTCTTCGTCTTCGTCAGACATATAAGGTTCAAAATCTGCGTCAGGATTGCTAATAACAAAACTTGCAGAATATTCTTGCTCAAACTCAACTTTGCTCAAAATCTTAAAAACGGAAGGATCAACAATACATTCGCCAATCTTTTCTTTAATAACCCAACCAGTTATTAAGCTTTTTCCTTTATCTCCATCCATGCTCTAAATACTCCAAAGTATTTGCGAAGTTCTTCGTCAATGGCTGCTAAAAAGGCTTCTGCGTCCTCTTTAACATTGAAAAATATAGATTCTCCCCATTTCTTGTCCTTAGGGCCTTGAGGATAGCCTATTCCTACTATTTTACGAGTATCTGGTAATTCACCGTCATGTCTTTTAGAAGCAACAACCCATATCTCTGTTGGTAGCGAAAACTTGCCAAAATCTTCGTTTGTTTGCATATACACCAATCGGTTCTATTATCAAACTACAGTTTTATTTCACGTTGTCAGACGACAAAGAAAAAGTTTCAACTGTTGCCTTTTTGTCTTCTAACAACAATAAAGGCAAATCAGTATCAGTCTGCTTTAGAGAAGGGCTAACATTGACAAACCCTTCTGCTTCTAATACGAGATAGTGAATAACGCCGAATGGCGACAGAATGCGCTGACCCTCAGCAAAGCCTCCATTTGGAGTCGCTGGCAGCTTATCTCTTGGACCTGAACCTAAAACAAGAGTTGAACATTCTTTGTTATTTGCAAGATGTATTCCTGCAATTTGTTCTTTAGGATAAACAATAACAAAGAATGTTACAAAGGACTTAGAATCCTTTGGATTGTTGTAAAAATATCTGATTTCTATATCAGAATCTTCGTAAGGCCATTCACCGTTCTGTAGTTCAACTTCTCCCCAACCCTCTGTTTTGTAAAGAGTTCGAGACTGAATGGCTTTCTTAGCTATTTCCAGAGCCGTTTCTCGCTCTTGCGGAGCAACGTCGCGCTGTATATCAATAACACCTTCTTTGATAGCCTTATTACCCAATAAGACAGCAATAACAACTACAACGATAAGTAGTAGGCAACCAAAGAGTAACGGCGCAATTGAAAAACCCCTTCTCATGATCCGGTTATCGGCTAAGAAGGGGTTCTTTGTTCAGCGATTATCGTTAGGCTGGTTTTGCCAGATCCCGCCTCGGTATTTGTACCTAGCTTCGTCTGATCTTGCAACAGCATCAGCGCAGCCTCGAATTGCGAAGCAAATAGCAAGAGCAATCATGCCCAAGCCAATCCAAAACCCACTCTTCTTACTGGCTTCTTTCCAGTCAATTTGATCTAACATAGCCTTATCCAATCGTTGTTTCGTCGTCAGAATCAACAAGCTCTCGCAAACAAGCTCTGTCGTTCTTTAGAAGTTCTTCCTGACTTGGGATTCTTTCAATCCCACTATTGTTGTTTTTGCTGCGAGTTGACGAATATAACAGATTCTTGTGTTTACAGCTTTATCAAGAAACCTGAAATACACTTCAAAAGGATTAAGCCCTGATTGAGGTAGAGAAGAAATAAACTCGAACAACCAAAAAACATGGTAGTAGGCGCTAGTAAAAGAAGCAGGAGAGACAGTTGAAGTCACTAAACTACCATCTGAAAATGCTCTTGAGAACCTTTCTGCAAGTTGTAGCTTTATCAAAGTTGATTGATAGCATCCGTCGTTTTGAAGAATCTCGTTCCATCTTTCAATCTGTTCAGGAGTAAAATCTGGAACAAAAACAAGGCTACAACTCATGTTCAAGATTCCGGTCTGCGAGGATATTTCTCAAGACAATCGTTGCAGATTGTATGCAGCCACGCATTAGGAGCCTTTTTTGTGACATTTTCTTTCGTGCCACAGTATTCGCAAATCGTGTCAGACTCGTCGGTAATCCCCTCTATCTCGCTATAAATTAGCTGAGCCTGTTCTGATGAAAAAGACCCGCCGACATAGATACGGAGCCTGGAAAACTTCTCTTTGATTTGAGAGAAATGAATGTCAGGAACTTCTTTGCGCCATTTCTCTAAGACTAGACAAGCCTTCTCAACAAGAGGCCACCAACCCCGATGAACACCAATGTGATTCGCCATTGAGGTTGGCGGTCTGTTTCTTGCCTGAAATATCTCAGGGTACTTGGCTTGAAGTTGATTGGCGTACTCAACGCCAGCAACATATTCAGGATCTGTTATCAGCATTTGAATTCACCTTTTGAATAAAGCGCTTCTTACCTTCTCTCCAAACTCTAAAATGATCACCTGAAGGCGGATAAACAACAATGCCCTCTTTTTGATCTACCCATTCAAAAGGGCCAGTCTGGTCAATATGAACCTTATCATTGATTTCAATGATATTGTCAGAACCGCCCCAAATCTCAACTTTTTCACCCTCCGCAAGTTCATAACAAGGACAAGACATTCTGAGAGGAGGAGCCTTATCAAGAGGCTTTTTGCCCGAAAATAATCTCTGCAAAAGAGCGGAATGAGTTGCGTCAGCAGAACTTCTTCTGCCAGAAATATCAATCCATTCTCCAACTTTTTGAGCAGCGAAGTTCGACTGCCAGCCGCTCAAAGAAACAAGATTAATCGGCCATTCTTTAACTGCTTTTATAGCGCGGGCGGCATGAGCAAAACTGCAAAGATTGTCAATTTGCTTGTTAAGCTCTTTGAGTTGGTCAACAATAAATTTGTCGTCAACTTTGCTGCAATAAGACGCATCGCAGCAATTTACCTTTTTCTTCTTACCAGAAGGCTTGGACTTGCTATCAAATGCAAGTTCATAATGAATCATGGAATTTTTAGGATCGCCTTCTTTTCCATAGCGCCCGTGGCATCTCTCTTCTTCGTCTTTTGTAACAACTCTCTGCTCAATAGAAGTGACGATCCAATAGCCCTTATGATAGGCCGTAATCAGGTCACCAACTTTGAGTCCATTATCACGGTCTATGATATTGAAAAGAGCCATGAGATTTACCCCACAACAATAGAGCGAGCAGTTCCGTTGTGATTGATTAAAGTGATTCTATCGTAGTCAAAATCACACGTTATAACGTCGCCTTCGCCAAGAAGATAAACCTTATAATCAGGAAACTCTTTCTTGATTGCGTCAAAAGCTTCCTGAGCAGGCTTGCCCTCATATTTTTCAAGCGACTTGTTAGCTTCGTTAAACTGACGAATAAGAAGTTCTTCTCTTGTCAGTTTACGAGGAATGCACTGGTTTACAAAAAAGATAAGGGCCATCAAAGCCCAAATACCTTCTACAGCAGCAGCTTGCCAGACCTCTCCAATAATGCAGGTTATGCAGATAATGGCTGCGCCGGTGAAGTTAAAGAAATGATACAGCTTCTTCGCTTTTATGCGATTAATTGAAATCAGCGCATACATAGAAAGAATCTGTGCAGCGCCAACCCAAGCAAGAATATCAAGTAGACTTATCAACTCTTTTCTTCCTGCTTTGCGGCCAACTCCATGTCAGCCTTCATATCTTTTCTGTGCTTGAAATCTTCCAAAGCCTTATTCAGGTTCCAAGCTCCGTCAAAAACGAAACCCTGAACAAGCAGCATCTTGACTTCTTCAAGGTCCGCGAAAGAGAATCCCTCAGAAGCAGAAACCAGATTGTCAACGTTGATTGCTCCGACAATATCTTTGTGCCAATAAGAATCAACAACTTGTCTTCTGAGTTTGGCGTCTGGCGGCATGAAAGTCAAGACCTTATCAATACGACCAGGCCGCAAGAAAGCAGGATCGATATCCGTAACCTTCTCATTGGTCGTAAAGATTCTAGCAACGCCCTTCTTGTTGTCTCCAATACCGTCCATAGCGGACAGTAGAGCGCAAGCCATCTTGGAGTTGCTGTCATTGCCCTTTCTGCGAGAAAGGAAAGAAATATCAATGTCGTCAAAGAAGATGATGTTTGCTGCGGTCATCAAAGAAGGCAGCATATCGTCTTTGTAGTAAGCCTCGATGTCTGCCGTTGTATAGGTATGAACGGTCAGATCATGCTTTTTGGCTAGAACCTGTATCCACTTACAGGTCATGGTTTTGCCATTACCAGGATCGCCTCGCAGGACAAGCCCTCTAGCAGGACGAGTTCCGTAGGCAACAAACTTTTGGTAGTTTGTCAAGAAGTCAATCGAGTTCTTGAAAATCTCTTCCAAGAAACCCTGAGGAAGCAACGGAGGATGATCAATCAGTTGCTTCTTGCTGTATTCTTCATTCTGCTTATCAAAATGTTCAAAAACAGCCTTCGCATTTTTCTTGTCAACAACGATGTAGCTAGCGGTGTAGTGAAGACCTCTAGTGTAGGAAATAATTGCATACTTCAACTTGCTAGCATTGATTTCGTAGATTGCTACGCCATGACCAAGAGAAGCGGGTCTGTGTTCGTCCACAGAGAATACAAAAGGCAATGTTCCGCAGTTACCGGAAAAAGATATCGCCTTATCCCTCAATGCCGGGTCACTGAAATAGGCTCTCCTGCATCCGTCTGTAAAGACGATGCATTGCTCATCTTTGATACCCAGCAAAGAAAGAGCAGAAGGCAAAGACCTATGAAGCTCAACAACATCAGAGACCTCAGGAAGATCTCTGTTCGTTCCTTTTGGAAAAGACGTTTCAGGAAAAATATCACAAGATTGGCAAATACAGTTATTCATAACGTCCTTGACAGGATTCGAACCCGCACTCACAGAGTTTTAGAGACCCCGGCTCTACCGTTGAGCTACAAGGACTTTAGGTGACAGAAAAACCACAATCAAGCAAGGTAGAGGATATGATTCTCTAGTTGAGGGCTTTGAAGCCACAAAGCGTATTGCTCTTTTGACATACCAAGAAACTCATGGAGAGAACAGCCGTAGTCCCCATTATGCCATTCGTCAATAAAATCGTCAATATCGTCCCAGGTTACAAGTCTGCGCTTTAGCATTTCCATAAATGACATAAGCGGCATTAGCCTTTTGATTCCCTTTTTACTCCTCTTTCTCATTCGTTATTCTATACCTTTCAATGTAAACCTGTTGCTCTTTCTGGAGCGATGTGAAGAAGTCTTTTTGAACTTCGTAAACGACGTAACAAATCTCATCGTTTTCATTTCGATAGTATACCTTTACCCAATACGATTCTGGATAATGAACCGTTCTGGTTCCAGGTATGGTGATTGTCATACCGTCGCCCATGTCAATAGTTGAACTATCATCAACTTCGACAGAATAGGGCGGCTTGACCGTCTTTTCACAAACATAAGCAGCCGACGATTTAATTGTTTTACTACCAGGTAAAGTCCTTTCGCAACCGAATAGCAGCAAAGCTACAACGATAAACAACAGGACTTTTATGTTTGCTTTTAGCATAGAGGTTGGTGACAGTAGGCGTTCTCGATTCCTTGCGAAATCAACACAGAACCCAATCGTTTCGCTCCAATTGCTATTAAGTGATTGTTCAACGTTGAAAATGAGAGTCTAATATATCCTGTAAAATCTCTTCCAAAAGCTGAACCAGGAACAACAGCAATGCCATTGTCCATAAGAGTATCGACCATTTTTTGTTCGCCATTTGGCGACGAAGCCTTAAAGAAGCAATAAAAAGCGCCTTCAGGGGCTATCGCTCGAAGCGAACTGGGAAGATTTTTAACAAGCGCCGTTCTTCTCGAAGACATTTCATTCCAATATGACGCCTGCCAAGCCTCCCGGTCTGGATGAGTCAATGCTTTGGCAAAAGCATATTGAGTCGGGGTTGAAAGACCTGCGGTTTCTGTATAGTTTCCGCCAGTAAGGAGATTAATTATATCCTTTCTTGGAGAAAGAACATATCCAATTCTGAAACCTGTAGCCGCAAATGTCTTAGAGAAAGTATTTACAGAAACAATGTTCTCGTAACCTGTTTGAAGAGGACTATACTTTCCATGATGCGACTTATAAACCAAACCCTTATATGCTTCGTCAGATACCAGAGTTACGCCATACTTTCCGCAAAGATAGGCGATTTTCTTAATTTCGGCAACCGAAAACACCTTGCCTGTTGGATTATGCGGAGAGTTGAAATAGAAAACCTCAGAAACCGAAAGAGCCTTCTCCAACTCTTCCCAACGTATGCTCCAGTTGTTATCAGGATCTAAAGGAACAGAGATAAACGCAGACTCCGTATATGGCAGTATGTTATCAAACATACATGACCAACATGGAGTTAGTATTGTACAAGTCTTTCCCCTGAAAAGAGAAAAGACAAGTTCTAAGCCTTGCTGACCGCCATGAACAGCAACAACATTGTCTCTTTCAAATGAAAGAGCCATGCTGCTATAAATGTCTTCCAGAACGGCGTCCTTGAAGTAATCCTCGCCTCCAAGCTTAGGATACTTAGTAAAACCCTTCTCAATAGCTTCTTTGAAGCCGTCAGCAATGAAGGGCGCTGTCGGATATCCAACTTCACCTCTTTGGAAATAGATGAATGGCTCGCCAGTCCTTTTCTCAAAGGACGGAGCAACAGTTTTAGCCTGCTCTGATACTTGAACGATTCTTGAAATACCAATGTTCAAAAAGCTTCGATGGAACTTCACTACTAACCCCTTTATAACCCGCGTCTTCTTAGTGATTCGATTTCGTATCGCAGGTTCGTTGCTAGTATCGTCAAAGTCATAACAGTTTGACCTTGAGGACACGCCGCCCAATGTTTGTTTTTGAATTCTAGATAAAACTGATTCTCTTCAATGTAGGCGACTATCTTGCGATCAACTTCGAAAAGAGTATCCTCAAGTTTAGAAGAGAGCTTTTGTTCCATGCCTATTAATTTGGCATGGAAAGAGCTTCTTCCCTCTAAGCTTTGTATTGCAAAGTGTTAGCGTCCTCAAGTTTGACCCAAAATCGACCCTTAATCCCCTTGATAGGACACTTGCTAATAGTAAACGAAATGGAGTCGAAACCAGCTTTCCCCTTTCGGACATAGATTCTGTCAAGGGTCAGAATCGTGCCTTTCGGAAGCGAGCAGTCAATAATCTGTTCTGGTCTATCAAAATAGTAACCAGTATCAACTCTTTTTTCAGTATCGGGATTAACCGCTCTGTAAGCGTCCCAAAACTTGTCGTTTCTATGCTCATTATGCAATGAAAACAACCAGTCCTTAGAAAGCTCAAGTTTCGTGCCAATTGAAGGAATGTTCAGCGCAGCCATTAGCTAAATTCTCCCGAAGAAAAAGACCAGCCTTCTTCGTCTTTCCAATCAATGCCTTGCCCTACTCGGTCTATCCAATCTGGAAAACTTTCAGTACAAGCGTCGAAGTGATTTCTGCCGTCTTTTGAATTTTCAACCAACAAGACAAACTCTTCAAAAGTAATGTCTCTATCATATTCATCAACGATTAGTTGATTGATAAGAAACACTTTCCAGCTTTCCCATGAACGAAGATCAGGAAACTGCTGAACTGGTCCATAAAACGAAAACTGCCAACCAAGAGATTTCTTGCCAATATGAACAAGATCACGCCGGTTGCAACACTCGCATTTGTTCACTACCAGATAATAGTTCGTTCCCATTTTCCTGTTCTCTCAAAAAGTCGGCAAGCTTCTTGCCCCATGATCCTAGGACATTACCGCCCCACTCGGAAGCCTTGTTTACGCAGTTTCTTGGTCCATAAGACTGAACAAGCTTGCCGTCCTTGTCAATCATTGTAGAAGCCTTCTCGCCATGCACTTCGACATGGAAGAGATAGCACTCGCCCTCCATAGCTCTCTTAGCATAAGAGCTTATGCAGTGACCCATATCCATGCCTTCCTGGAATACGCTTTCAACCGTATCCAAGAAACGAATTTCTTCTCTGTCGGGAAGTGATATTGGAGGAGCCTTTGTTGGCTTCTTTCGGTCTTCCTCTTCCTGCTTGCGTCTGGCTTCTGCTTGCTCAGCCCAAAGAACTTCGTTTGCAGCGCGCTGGAGACGGCGTTCTTCCGCTTCTATTGCCCATCGCTGTCTCTGCATTTCTAATCTAAGTTCTGCGTCCTGGTGCCAACGATGAGCCTTTTCCAGAAGACCTACAATTTCGCCTTCATGAGTTCCGTCATAATCAAAGGCATAGTTTATAAGATTTGCAATGCCTCGGCAACCTCTTAAGGTTTGAGGCATCTTTCTCTTATGAACTTTCTCGTAGTTCTTCTTGAAGAGCTTGAATGCTTTTCTAATTTGCTGAGGAGAAGATCTCAATAGACAATCTACATGATGTCTTTTTGCGTTTATGCCCAACCCATACCCAACAGCAGCAAGCTTCACTCTGTCATTTATTGGCTCTCGAAGATGTATCTTTCGCAGATTATGAACAAGCTCTACCTGAATGCCTCTTGGCATTTCATTGAGCGTCTTATTTAGAGCCTTATAAGTGTGGTTGCAATCAGAGAAAAGAATGCGCCAGTTTTCCGTTTCGCATCTATGATTAAAATACCTGAAAACGTTGTTATTTGTAAAGATTATCTTGCCGTTATTTTCGTAATCATTATCAAGAGGGTCTGTAATATCAACAACTCTTGCTTCGTCCAAGCAAAAGTGTATTGCATTATAGGTCAAGATATCTTTGATAAGACCCTTGTTCTCATAGAGCTTGTTGTTATAGAAAATCTTAGGAAACTGAACCTTTGGGCCTCGAACGACCATGAACTTCTTAAAAACTCCATAGACTTCAGGTTCAAACTTTGGAGTTATCTCTTTCCACAAAGGATAGAGAACAAAGGTTAATCCTCTCTCGTACTTAGACTCAATCCAAGTCTTAAGCTTCTTGTTGACTACCTTAAATCGAGTCTTCCCGATTTTCTCTTTGTTCTTCTGCGTCCATATATAGAACATCTCGTCAACAAAGAGCTTCTTAAGAGCATAATAGTCCATGAAGCAACAAGAACGAACATGCTTTTCTCCGTCTTTGCGGTTGAAAGTAACCTGCAAAAAGAAGCGGTCGCTCATAACTATTTCTGCGTCGAGATAATCTTCTCGGAATATCTTAAACCCGTTTGGGAGCCTTTCAACCTTGTAAAAGGATTCCTTGATAAGAGAAGGATCGATGGTCTTCTTCTTGGGCATGATATTTCCTCTAAAGCCACCTGTCGGATTTGAACCGACAACCTGCGCTTTACTTTTGGGTTGAGGCTTGTTTTCGTTCCCAGGAGGACTTCTATCAATAGGCTTATCAGGACGATCAGATGTTCTAGGATGTGGACCTGAAATAGGACCACCCTGCGGGGTGTTTGTTCTTATTTCTAAATCGGAATTGTTCAAAATTGCTTTGTTTATTGGTTTACTCATATAACAATCTCCTTCTTAAAGCCAACGGCAGGATTCGAACCCGCGATGTGCTTGCGCATCGGCTTTACATTACAGTATTCGCCATCCACTCGTAAACTTTACACTTTATTGTAAGGGATTCCCTAAGAGTAATCGAAGACCAATTATCTTGATCAACATACCACTTTTTTCCAATAACATTCTCAACTATTTGTTCAAGAGAAGATTGAGCCTGTTTATGATAAGAACTCATCCTTTCTTCAGAATTTTTATCTGTCATCTTGGCTTCATAATGTTCAAAACTTCTAATGACTTCAAAATCTAACGTTGAGATTGCTTCTTTAACAGCCAAGGCTCCAACCATATCAAGAAACAACTTGCGGTACATTAGTCCTAAAATTTGAAGAGGTACATGAGGCTCCATTACCAGCTTTTCCCTTCTGCGTATCTTTGTCGGCGATACGCCCTCCCTTTGCCCTTCCCTTTATTACGGCCCTTATAAGTGGAAGAAAGAGCATCGCAATTACAGCAAATCAATCGGAGATTTGGAAGACTGTTATTCGAGGAATCACCATCAACGTGATCCATTGTTAGAGGGACGGGCTGATCTTTCCACTTTTCAAGTCCACATGCAGAACATTTATGCCCCCTTGTTCGCAAGAGGTATTTTCGAATAGTATTGGCTCGACCATAACTATCTGTAGAAGCAAATCCATTATTTATTCTAACCTGCTCTTCTAATCTAGCCCATCTATGATCTGCTTGACATCTAAGTGAACAATATTTGACTGCATTCTTTTTTATTGGAGACTTACAAAAGCAACAAAGGACATTTTCCTTAGTCTGTTTTGTTTTACTAGGTTTCTCTTTCCATACCTGACCATTCGAACCGCTAGGATTTTTCGTTTTTCCTAGATTCGAATAAGAAGCAGAACATGAAGAAGAACAAAACTTGTTGCGACGTTTTTCATATACAATTGATTTGGAACATTTGATACAAACAGATGGATTTGAATTGTATTGTTCTATTCTTTGTTGTTTTTGCTCTGCTTTTAGCTTAGCTGTCTTTATCGCGCCTAATAAACCTGCCTCGCTGTAACTCTTGCCGTTTCTCATTCTTGAACTCCTTTACATAACCAGATGTGGCTATGCTTTGAAGTTCAAGAATCGTCAAGGCTGTTCCTTCTTAAAGCTGGAAAAGGGATTCAAACCCTTGTAGTCTCGCTTACAAGGCGAGTGCATAATCTTTCTGCCATTCCAGCACATTATCAAGCCGCCCTTTCAGCCGCTCAGGCACGTTGGCTTAATAGTACAAAAACGATGCTCTACCAGTTGAGCTAAGGTGGCGGACTCTTACTTACTTACTAGCGGGACGCTTATCAAGTCCCTTTTCCTTGAGCATAGCAGCAACGTCGTCAATATGAAGACAATCGCACATGCAAGCGCCAGTAACTACATTCTGAATTGGAGCAATTGAACCATTGCAGTAGTCATTACCAGGAGTTGCAGAATGCAAAACTCCTACCGCCGATATATTGCCGGTGTGGTCAATCTGAACAATCTTATCCCCATTCTTTGCTTCGCGACCATTTCTGTAATGCATATATTTCCTTTCAGTTTATACTTTTGTACGAGAAGCTTTCGCCTGAATCTGCGCACTTTCAAGCTCATTTGCAAGCTTACGAAGAGTTTCTGGAGTCAGAGGAGTTCCGCATAGATTAAATGTTGCGGAGTTGCAATAAGAATGCAACGTTAACTCCTGATTCATGAATACGCTATTATCGTTTTCATCTCCATTGTCAATGAAATCAGTCTTAAGAATAAGGGCTTCGCCTCCTCTATTTGCTGGATCAAAACAGAAAACATGCCTATGTAAGTGCTTCTTAGCCATTTGCTACCTCAGAATATCCAAAAGGAAACTGTGAAACCAATAACGCAGCCAACCGTAAAACCAATCCAGAATAGCTTTCTCTTTGTCATGACCCTTTAATCGGCCAATCCAAGAAGCTTTCTTTCTTCCTCACTCAGCTTGCTCAAAGCTTTTTCTTTAGCCGCTTTCTTTGCAGCAGCCCTCTCTTTGGCGCTTTTCTTTTTGCGAGCCTCGTTTTCTTGTGCTTTCGTTATTTCTGCGCGAATATAAGCTTCGATTTCCTCATTCTTCATAAAGAAGAACTTTTTCGGAAATCCATTCTTATAATCCCAGATGCCGCTATCTATAAGATTTCGAGACCATTTGCTCGGCTGATAGTTATAAGAAACCTCGTCCTCGTCGCTTTGAGGAACGTAAATTTCTCCCATGCCGCCTTCAGGAGCGTCTTGAAAGTACCAGTTATACTTTGTATCTTCTACATCAAACGCTTTATGAATGACAACGAGAATCTCGTTAATTCTGTTGTTTATGCGGTCTTCATAAGCGCCAGCTTCTCTTTTCAGAGTTTCCCAATTGGAAAAAACGCTCCTGTCCAAAGGACCAGGAACGTCATTTACTTGAGGAACTATTATGCCAGTATGAAAGAACCTGTTCTTAATTACCTTGTTGCCAGCGATAACTAAATCAGAAGTTGCTATCTGATCGCGAGATCCACTTACAACAGTAGAAAAAGAAAACTCCGATTGTCCTCGAATGAGGTCGGAGTCTTCAAGAAAAAGAACATTGCCTTTGCGCATAACTGAAATCTCCTACTTCTTTTTCGGAGATTCAGCGCCAAACTCAAACCATTACACCCAAGTTTTATGGCTACCGTAAACCACTTTAATGACCAACAAAGCTGCTTGCGAAATAACCGATTGGAAAACTATATTTGTTGATTTTCAGGCAAACAAGGTATATTTTAACGCAACTTGCGAACTAACAGTTGGCGGTTATCCTATTTTCTTACAAAACTGCCAGTTTGCCGAAGAACTGGTTTGGCAGTTGGACCCGTATGATCCTTATGCAGCAATAACTGCTAGCGACTTTAATCTATCAAGAGTAGACCCAACAACAATGCAAATTGCATTCTCTGTTCCTCTTGATCAGATTGAAGTATTACTTGCTTTGCCTGGTTGAAACGGCTAGGGTCGGAGTCGAACCGACTTGCATCCAGATAACCTTACCACTTCGGCCCTATTAGGGCATGTTATCGAGCAAGGGTATTGCTCCTAGCCATGAATCGCGCCGTCCGGGATTCGAACCCAGCACCTCTCCTGTATGAAAGGATAACCTTTTGCCTATCGACCTATTCGGTATGTTACCGGAAAAGGTGTTATAAGCGTGCTACCATTACACTACAGCGCGAAAAACTTAGGCCCCTTTTAAGAGGCCCAAGTTTAGTTGTTACAACGGAAACAAGTTCCTAGAGGACCAGCAGTATAGACGTTATAGCATTGAGCCATAAAGTCATGCATCTTGGCCTCAATCATGTTGTAGTAAAGCTCGTCAAGCTTTTCCTTATCAACAGATTCTGGAATCTTGCTCTTTTCAAGCTCGACCGGAACTTGAGCGTCAAGCGCCTGATAACGAGCCTTTACTTCCTCAACAGGGATTTCTCCATGTCGAACCTTACGCAAGAAATCTGCGTTCGGACGAGGAAAAGTAATCGTGCCAGTTTGCAGAAGCTCAATACACTCTTCAAGCAAACGAACCGCATGGTAAGCATTCTTAATGCTGTACCCGAAAGAAGCAATATGCTCCTTACGTTGCGCTCCAAGCTTTCGCATTTGCTCAAAGTAATCAACAGCCTTCTTCCATTCTCCGAAAGCAAAGCCCTGCATCGGCTTGATGAGTTGCTTTGATACAAAGAGGTGCTTGTTGTCGATCATCATCTGACCGGCCTCAGTTACCTCAAGGATATGCTCTTTCGGAGCGAACAAGATTTCTGCCGTGTTAGGGCTGAATCTTTCAAGCAAGTTGAAGAACTTAGGAAAGCTCCAGATTACAGTATCCGGATCCTTGGTTTCATGCTGTTCCCATTGCTTGCGACCAAGAAGATACTCAGCAGGCGGAATTACAAAACCTCTAGTATCAATGTCGCTCGTTGGGGTGCTACATCCGTATAGATGAGAACCAGTTCTAACGAGCAAGTCTGGCTTCTTGTAAAAATCAACTGTCATAACCTGGTCCTCCTTTCATTTTAAGTCAGGGTGACTGGATTCGAACCAGCGACCCCAAGAACACTCACTACACGCCGGATAATACAATCTGATTACAATGAACTGCTGCATGACAATTTTTACAAAGTAGACAGCATGCTGATATCTCTTTTACTATTCTCTCCCAAGCCCAAAATCTCATATGAATGAAATTTGGATCTTTCTTTGAACTATTCAGATGATGAACATCTAAGGAGCAAGGATATTTGTCAAAGCCACAATGCTTGCATTTACCTCCAAGATAAGCAAGCACTCTGTTCCTGGTCTTCTTTGCTAAATCGTGCTTTGATTTGTTTTGACATTTCTTGCATTGATACTTCCTGCGTCCGTAAAACTCAGAAGGATCATTTTCTCCACATTTGTTGCACAAAGGAGACTTACGAGAGGGACTTGTTTTTAACTTGTACTTATCAAGCCAATACTTTGTGGCCGTTTGAGATAAACCTAATTGTCTACCGATTTGACGTTGACTTTTTCCATTTTGAACTAGCAATTCAATTACTGTTTTATCCATGATATTCTCCTGTACTTTACAATACGGAGAATAGTTCAGTAATTCCTTCTTTTACGTTCTGACCAAGCTGAACTACACCCTGATTAGTGATATCTATGACCGAACATCTTATCATGCTCGTCAATTTTGTCAAGCACTTCTTTCATCGCTTTGAGCAATGATTTGTTCTTGACTTCAAGATTGCTCTTTTTGCCTCCATAACCATTATCCATCCAAATGGAAGCTGAAATAACCCATTCGCCAGAAGTTTCTCGTCTAGAAGAAACTTCCCAAGACGAAGGTATTGACTCAAACCTGCGAGCTACTTCTATGAAGGTATCTAATGTCATTTGATACGCTCTTCGATACCGCAAGCAACAGCATAAAGCTGATCGACCTCGGCCTCAAGCTCTCTTATCTGCTTAAGATAGCTTATCATAAGCTCAGGATCGTTGCTAGCGTCAAGCGTAGCAGAAAGCTCTATGGTTTCGTCTAGTTTTTGCAAGGTCTTTTCAAGATACTCCTTTTGGAGTCTCATAAGACTGCAACGGCGGGCCTTATTATCGTCGATTTGAGTTGCATTGCTCATGCAAGACTATCGACGTTTGCCCTTTTGGAATTTGGGCAATCACAACCGCTGTTATTCACTGCGAAGCTAATACCAGAGCTTCTCGAATCTTGTTTTCCTGCTGCAATCCAACGAGCGTTGTAAGCAGCTTACCCTTCTTGAAGATAGCAAGGGTTGGAATGGAGTTGACATTGCAGTTCTTTGCAAACTCAACATTCTCTTCAATGTTGGCCTTTACAAAAGTAACGTTAGTCAACTCATTAGAGAGCTTTGTAAAGGTTGGCAACATCATCTTACAAGGCATACACCAGTCTGCCCAAAAGTCAACGATTACAACGTCATGCTCTGCGGGGTCAAACTTGGAATTGATGATCTCTTTCATTTGTTTCTCACTAATTTCTATCTAATCAGAGTGGCCAGATTTGAACCGACAGTCTTCTCGACCCAAACGAGACGGAATACCAAATTATCCTACACTCTGTTACCTTCTTTATCGAACAACTCTTTCAATTTCAATTCAAATCCACAACGATGATGCAATTGATGGCACCAAACACAAACGCTTCTAAGGTTTGACCAATCATTATCGTGATGATTGCCATTGTCATGATGAATGTCTAACATTTTTACATTTTCAACAGGACCGCAATTCTGACATTCATTATTGGCTGCTTCAAATACTTTTTTTCTTCTAGACCTATTATCGTAAGGATTTCCTGACCAGCGAGAAAATCTAGAAAGATAAGTGTTTTTACACTTATTATTACAAAAATGTAACCCCGTCTTGCTCTTTTTTAGTTGCGAAACTGTTTTTCTTATTTCATTTTTACAAAATGAACATTGTACGTTTTTTGATTTTGAATCTTTTATATGAGCTTGCTTTTGGCAGTTTCTATTACAATAGACAAATGAAAACCTCTTTAGGTAAGAGGGCTTTCTATACAAAGCTGTTTTGCAAAATTTGCAATGACAATTTGTTTTCATATACTCATTTACAATACAAGAAAACAGATTCCTTCTTGGGTAAAACAAATTTGCGCTACCAAGCTGCGCTACACCCTGAAGAAACAAAGATAAGTATGGGTTGCTTCTAGGAGTTCAGATTTTTGGGAAGCCCTTTCGGGTTTGCCTCTTTTATCTGAGTCATAAGAGGTTACTGAGACCCAAGCGTTAGTTAACCTAGAATGCTTCGACTTATCCTTGATATGCTACTATATTACCTCTATCGTCATAAACAACAATCTTCCCCATTTGATCCACGCCAACTCTTCTTTGTCCTTTGGGGGCTTTCTCAGAAATCTTTTCATACTTCTGAGTTTTCTCATTGAAGACTGTTTTTACTTGTTTGGCTTTCTTTGCCATAAGTGGAGCCTACGGGGATCGAACCCGCCGTCTTTTGCTTGCAAAGCAAACGATTCACCTTCGAATCTTCGGCCCCATCAAAGTGCCCCCAGCGGGATTTGAACCCGCAAGACTCGGGCTTAAAAGGCCCTTGCTTTACCTGATAAGCTTCAGGGGCAATATCGCAAACATCGTCAGTCTGCTTTCAGCTTTCCAACAGAACACTCCTTGTTTAGTCAAAGCCTTTTCTTACATAAGGAGCAATACATACTTCTATTCCTGAAAGAAGTAAGACCATTTTGTAGCTTCTAGGAAAGAAAGGAATCCCAAACCAGCCCGAAAGAGGAACAACCCACTTCAACAAGTATAGCGGCCTTCTTTTCGTAACGTAATCCTTTATCGGAGGATCAACGTTTAACGCCAATCTCACAAAGAACCACTGAAAAAGCAGAAAGTTGAGCAATCCTATCAAAAGCAAAGACTTGTCTGTGCCTTTTATCTGTATGTTTTTCATAAATAGCGGAGGTAGGACTCGAACCTACATATTCTAGTTTATGAGACTAGTGCTGGGGCCAATTCCAGTCAACTCCGCGAACTATTATCAATATCCTTGAAGGTAGTAATCATAATTACCACCTTCATTGTCATCCGAACTTGAATCTTCTTCAGTTAACCTTGTATAAGGTCTTTCAAGAACTTCTGCTGCCTCTGCAAGTATATCGTCTATTTCGTTTTCTTCATTACCTTCGTTGCCGTGATACTCGCCAGAAGCAAACGAAAACAAAGCATTCATCTTGCCTCTTGCATCGTCAAGTAACTTTGCAATGGCTTGTAGTTGCTTGTCTTCGGAAGATTGTAGACATTCGATTGCTTCTTTCAGTTTCATCTTTCTCATAAAAGCTCCCAGTTGGATTCGAACCAACGTGTCGTTTTAACGAGTCTGCTTTGCAGGCAGGTCCATTCAACCTCTCTGGCACAGGAGCGTATTACAATGAACAAGTTGGAGCTTTCCGGTGCCTGAACCACCTAGGCGTATCCCTATGAACCCTCAGAGCTATGACTTCTAAGGAGGGATGGAGGAGTCGAACCTTCGATAACGGATCGCAGTCGGCTCATTGTAAAAGCTCCCCGTGGGACTCGAACCCACACATAACACTTTTGCAGAGTGTCCCATTATTCCAATTCTGGCAGAGGAGCATAAGCTAGTAAGGGGTTTGGTCTGGAATTAGCTCTCTCATCTTGCGACTTCGAGAGTTGCCTGCCATTAGGCTATTCCCCCATAGTTTGAAGAGGGGGAAATAAGATTCGAACTTATATGTTAACCCATTCCATTCGACTAGCTAATTCTGATATCGACCTTTCAGCCGAAACCATTTACTTTACACGTTTGTTCCAAGCCTTGACAGCTTTCTTGATCAAATGCGTATCAAGACACTTGTTGCTATTCCAACGAGCAGGCAAATCGCAGAAACATGACTTTGCATAGCATTTGCTACAGCGAACATGCCATGCGCTGCCGCTACATTCTACAGAGGCCTCGCCGCCGCAGAAGGGGCAGGGAAGAAGATTATCATGTTCAACTTCTTTTCTCAAGAAGCGACCATTTTCGTCTTTCTTATTCCAGATTGGTGCTTGAGTAATCATTCCTCATCACCATAATCAATCAACTTACCCTTCTCAAGGGCGTACCGACAATCTGCATTTGCGTAACCAAAGACCTTATCGAGAATTTTCTTCTCTTTGAGGCTTATCTCACCGGCATGCAAGAGGGCGAAAATATAGCCTCTGCAAAAGTCCATAGTTGGTTCGTATCCAAGAGCCAATCTATCGGTAACTGCTTCCAGCTTTGCAGCGTGCTTTTCTATGTTCTTTTCGCTTTTGGTCATGATCATTCTCCATCTAAAGCGGTTATTGGGAGTCGAACCCTGAGTCGGCTTTCACCTCTGTTGTTCCTAGGAAACAGAGCGTCAGACTCAATTAGCCAAACCGATATGCCTACCGGAATTAACCGCATTTCTTCTTGTCAAACCAGACTTTTTTAGTCGAGTTGTGGTCGCCGTTGTAGTTGATGAAGATTTCATCGCCTCTTTTGATGTCTCTTACTGCGTAAAACTTGATAAATTTCTTCCTGTAGTCCATGTAGTATTGAGCATTTGCGCTATAAGAATGATTGAAGAGACTACCAACTCCCATTGCTAGAGCAAATGTATTGTCGCCCCATTCGTAATGGTAGTTGGCAAGAGTTGTCTTTCCAATTCGCTTTGTATCAGTGTTGGAAAGAATCAAAACAGGAGAAACTTCAATGAGTCGTCCTCTGCGAATATTCTGATTTGCAAAGACGCCCCTACCCTGAACACCGCTTTTCTTCACTACGATCTTGCTCATTTGATCTTCCGCATTCTGGACAGAGCTTCACTTTTTGCTCTAAACAGGGAATGTTACGGCAATCATAGCCGCAAAAGGAGCAGTATCCGACTAAATGTGCTTTTTCTTTGCGCTTGAAAATGTCAAGCATTGCAAGTATTACACTGTCAAGACCTATCATAAAAGTTTCTTTTCTTGACAAAGGTTTTGTTCATTGTCTGGGTTCTTCTTTGATTTTCGTTATGCACTCCATCTGAGTGTTGCCTATGCCGTTCGTATGATACAAAAATGTATCAGTACGGTCTTCGAAATCCATCTTGAAAGAAACCCATCCATTTCCCATGTCTACGATATTGTAGGCGTTTACAGGAAGATTTGACTTATCTGAAGACTGTCTTGCACAGCCGACAAAAACAACAGCTAAAACAGTCAAAGCTAGAACTGATTTTTTCATAAGCGGATAGGGAGGGTGTCGAACCCACAGTCCCCCTTACGAGAGACGCCTGCTTTCCAAGCAGGTACAGAAAGCCAACTATCTGAGTCCTATCCAATCAAAGCGGAGAGCAAGGGATTCGAACCCTCATTGCGCCTTTTGGACGCAAAACTAAATATCTCTTGAAACTATATCTATTTTCTTTCGCAAAACTGTAACGTCTTCTAGATATTCTTCTGAATCTAAATCTAAACAGTGATTATCAAGAAAGTTAACAACCTCTTTAGCTATATCTTTTAGAGATTCTATCCTAAACAAAAGTTCACTTTTCCATTCTTCTACAGTATCTCCATCTAATTGATTGGTTGATGCCTTATGTTGAGAATGCAGCATTTGGCGAATCAACTCTTCAATAGATGCGTTTTTATGTGATCTTTCTTTCATAAGCGGATGGTGTCAGAGTTGAACTGACGGCACCCCTTACGAGGTGCGGCGGTTTAGCAAACCGCTGGGAAAAACCGACATTCCCGTACCATCCAATTATCTTTTCAAGATATCATCGCCATTTTTTATAGCTTTGATTTCTTGCTTTTTCCAAACCAGAAGCTTATGGTCAAACTGACTCCACTTGCTTCTGTCTTTATCTGTCTCGAATCCCTTGACTTCCAAGTAACTGTCTATGTCTTCAATATAGAAATCAGGAGTATAAAATCTTTCTTTACTGTCGTAATTATAGGCAAAACGATTCTTATTTCTCTTCCATTTCACACCAATTTTATCAAGATACTGAGCTACTTCAAGCTCCCAAGTTCCATCAACTTTTATTAATCCAGCAATCGGACTATTGTAATCTATTTTCTTACAGCGACCAGCTTTTGGCATCCAACCATTTTTGTATCGTTTATTGATTGAATTTCTTATCTTTTCTCGTCGCTGTTCTTCTGTCTTTTTGGTCCCTGCAACGCCTAGATTTGGATGACCAATTAATTTAGCAGAAACCCTCGCAGATAACTCAGCGGCTTTTTCTTTGCCGTAAAGCTCTTCGTTAGTCTTGCCTTTGTTCCAAGCTTGTTGCTCGCCAGTTTTCCCTTTATTCCACGGAGCTACGCCAGTTTGCTTTTTAGCAAGTTTGGCCCGTATTGCTGGACAACGAGAAACATTCTTCTCACAGCAATAATTCTTACCTATCAGGTATCTACCCTGACAACCGCATCCATGTTTACATATTATATCCATACATTATATGTATCGACATAATATCATTATTGCTTCAATAAATGCAAACTGCTGCCGCCAACCATATCGGCCTACTCTCCAAGGCGAGCTATCTTAGCTCGCAATTGTCTTACTGACCTACTGTAACAACTGGGAATGGGCTAGAGCAAGTAAGAACTTCTCCGCCGCCTTGTTCTGTTACAGTACCGCTAGGAGTATGATATACAAACCTAGCAACTTTTACGTCTACGGTGTTAGTATCGTCATCTATCCCTACGATAACACCAAGAACTTCCATTTTGACCATTCCAACTGGCTGATCCTGATCAGGATAAGCCTTTACAAAATCGCCAAACTGAACGTCTTTCTTTTCGAAACCTGCATACCCATACTTCATTGCCATTCTCCTTGTAAAAAGGCTAATAACAATTACCGTATTGGTAGATAAGTTTCCTCTACAAAGTGGGGACGGTAGGACTCGAAATAAAGGATTTGGTCCTTTTAGTCGAATAGTGGTGTATGAAGCCTTGGTTTTCTGAATCTGAATACGACATCGCTAGGTCTAACGACCAATTGCCTCTTAGCTGTTACCAGTGTAACGGCATGTTTGTGGTAGCGAAAAGATTTATTACTTCCGCAAGAAAAGGCTCGACTCAGAATGCCTGTAAATACTGTTCTCAGGAATGCAAGAATCTTTCTCAAGATACAAAAACCGATTTATCTTGCACCTTATGTGGCATTCCTTTTCGCAGAGCCAAGTCTCAGAAGAGAAGTCCTAATGCCTTTTGTTCCAAATCATGCTCGGTTATCTACAACAATACGCATAAAACCCACGGAACTCGAAGAAGCAAACTTGAAACCTACCTAGAAGAACAACTCAAGAAGTTGTTTCCAACTCTACAGTTTCATTTCAACCAGAAAGACGCTATCAACTCTGAACTTGATATTTACATACCCAGTCTAAATCTGGCTTTTGAACTCAACGGAATCTATCATTACGAACCCATTCATGGTCCAGAAAAACTCTCATCTATTCAGAACAACGACCAACGAAAGTTTCAAGCTTGTCTTGAACGAGGTATTGAACTTTGTATTATAGATACTTCTTCGCTCAAGAACTTCAAAGAAGCAAGAGCAAAAACATATCTAGACATTATTCAATTGATCATTGAGAAAAAGTTAGCTATTAGCCAGTCATAAGACTGTTTCCGAATGAAGCCACGTGGAGGCTGCTAACATTTCATTCTGGGGACGGTAGGATTCGAACCTACAAAGTCTCAAAGACGCCCAGTGTACCGCTGGGTTTGCTCGCCTTCTCTCTATCGTAATAGATCAAAATTACTATAGAGAGTGGAACTCGCTTCGCCGCGAGGGTGGCTATCCATGCCGCGTCCCCGAATAATCCGATATTAAAGCGTATGACTTCAATATGGGTTCGTCAAACTAATCAACCAGGTCTAGGCGATTTTATTAGAATCTGCCCAACAATTCTTTCTCTTTCTCTAAAAGAAGGCCGTCCAATTCCCGTTTTCTTTGAAAACAAAGAAATGGAAGTCATCTTTGAAAACTGTTCTTTCATAGAAGTTCTTCAAGGAAGGCCTCAAACACCATGTTGCCTTTCAACAACAGCCATACTCAATAAAAACCTCAAATATGGCTCTATCAAGAACAAATACTATGGTGTTCATTTCTCTTTTCATAAAGACGAAAACATGCTTCCTTTTTCTATTGGAACCCAACTCCCTTATAGAGAGAAATTTCACAATGCAGTAGCTGTTTTCTGCGGTATTGGAATACCAAGAATGTATAGATACGGCAAGAACATTGGCGACGACAATCGAAAATACATTCTCAAATCTCTCATAAAGAGAGGCTACAATCCTGTTATTCTTGGCACAGAGAGTGACCATAAAATGTTCTGGTCTAATATAGATATGACAGGATGCATCAATATGCTTGGAAAGACAAAACTTTTTCAAGCAGTTCGCATTTTGAATGATTGTAAGTTCTTTATCTCAAATGATACATGCCTGTATCATTTTGCTTCTGGATTACAGAAGAAAGGCCTTGTCTTTTGGAGAGAAACTTCTTACAAGCTTGACGGCAATCCATTTGACAAGGATTTTGTTCAACACTATCAAAGCGAGGATATAACAACTTACAAAGCAGTTGTTGATAAGTTCCTTGACAAGCAAAGTTCCCTCCCGGAATCGAACCGAGCTATCTAAGGTACGAACTTAGCGCATCGCCTGCAATGCTTAGGGAACATTTTTCTTTCCGCGAATCAACTTCATCATAATTCTGTAGACCGTTGGCGTTGAGCCTCTCCATGCAAAACCAAAAGCGTCTTTAATGGAGACAATTCTGCGAAAACGATATGTTTCGCCTTGCCAGGAACGATAAGCATGATAGAAGAGTATAATGAAGCGCAGGATTCTCATAAACAGAGTTACTGTTTATGAAAGAAGAATCCTATTCAAGCTCCATCTTTTCTCGAACTTTATCAACCATCAACTGATGACCCTGCTCGGCTTCAATCCAGTTTTCGTAGCGTCTCATGCTACCGTCCATAGGACCGCCGAATACCAGAGTCTCAAAAAGAATGGGCTTGCTACCATCCCCAAAGTTATGATCAAGACCAAGAAAGACTGTTGAAACCTCAACGTCTTCTGCTATTTTGGTCAAAGCAACTCGCTTAGCGTCTTTGTTCTGAATAGACCAGAGACCATTTGTTTCGTCCGGGACTGGACGAATACCGTCGAG